GTAACGATTCGTATCCAGTTATTTAATCGTGAAATATCTATCGAAACCATATCTTCCCCAGCTTTAACTTTAGTAAACCGAGCAACTGCTCTTTCAAAATCTCGAACAGAAAACTCTAACTTAGCTCTGGCAGCGGCAGCTTTAGCGATTTTAGCACCGCGCCTTGCTGCTGTTTTTCCGATACTAACTCTGTCAAGTACATCAGCAAGCTCTTTAAATACCTGTTTTGCTGCCCCTAATCTTATACCTCCAGCAGTTTCTGCTTTAGAAACAGCGATACCTACCATCTGTCTAGCAGCTATAAGATTTTCAAATGAAACTCCAACAGCTTTCCCTACTTGTCCTGAAGCAGTTAAAGTTTGCATAGCTTGATTAACTAACCCAAGCGCTTGTTGCCCCTCGGGGAAAGCACCAAAAACTTTCAGTTCTGTAGTTAGTTCATTAAATGCTGTAAAAGCTTTACGAAATTCCAAAGGAGCGATACGAGCCCCTACTTTTTTTGCAGCAGCATAAAGTTCTTTCGCTGGCCGAGCTAGAAGGCCTTTTTGAGATGCTAATATTTTACCTCCAACACTCTCAAACTCAGGAACTGCTGCTTTGGTAGTAACAGTTGATAGCGCTGCCTTAGCAGGCGGAAGTTTTGACACAGCTTTTCCTACTGCTTTTCTCCCTAATTTAACTGCTGCTCCTAACCCCTTACCGATAACTGGCCCAGCAGCGGCGAGCCCTAGGGCAACATCACTTTCGGGAGTAACACCGGTTTCTTGACCTATAAACTCGCCCAGCAAGCCCCCAAGTATACCTCCACCAATTACACCAGCGGGGCCAAGGGGGGCTCCTAAAGCTGCTCCACTAATTGCTCCACCTGTTGCGGGAGTCATTTCGGTTAAAAATTGAAGAAGCCCAGGCATATCTTCCACTTCTTCACGAACTTCCGCACGAAACTCTTGAGGAATAAGTCCTGTCCTACCTTCGCTGGCAGGATCAGCTTCAGGAGTGGCCAAGGGTTCTTCTTGTACCCCGGCAGCAATAGCAGTCGATTCTTCAGATGTGGGCTCATCTCCCGCAATTTCTATAGGGCCAATTCCTTCTACTATGATTGTGCCCATTATGGAATCCTTATCAACTTACCGTTTTCGATACGATGAGTTGGCTTTTGAGTTTCTGTTTCAGCTCCAAGCTCAGCCTCAGGTTGAATCGCTTCTTCTTCTATTTCAAATGTTCTGCGTAAACCTTGGCCTCTAACAGCTAAGGTATTTAGAACAAATTGTAGTCTGTTTTCCACCTGTTCAGTGGATGTAAAGCCAGAAAGTTTTACATCTTGAATGGAACGTTTTATGATTTCTACTGGCACTCGTCCTTGAGGGGTTCTAAGCCGAGCTAAAACAAGGCCAACACTATTTTCAAACAGTTTAATGGTGGAGAGCTTTGGATTATCAAACCATCCCTCAAAATCTTCAGCACTAGCATCAGAACTGGTTAAAGCAATAGAACGCGCTGCATCTATAACAGGACTAGCTCCTAAATCACTAAGCACTCCAATTGCAGTTTGTCCGGTAGCTCGCAACGAACCTCGTGCGCCAACAATGCCAGGGTCTCTTTCAACAGCATCTAGCATATTAACGATAGTACCAGTAGCTTGATCAATGAACGCAAGCTGTTGCTTAGCTTCAACCCGGCCTTTACCCGTGGCTCTAGCTTCAGAAACAGCTTCTGCTGTTTCTTCCGGCGTTCGTGGAATACGATTAGCTACTTCCCCAAGAGTAGTTCCCGCAGGCACCCCCATTTCAGCAGCCAATTGTCTGGAAACAGGCTTATTTAAATCTTTTTGCAATTGAATGTCGGGACTGTTTTCTACCACAAACCGAGCTTGGGATAGTAAACTATTAGCTAGAGCTGTTTGACCTGCTGCTAGAAGTCGCCTTGAAGCTTGCATTAGCCTTGCTACAGAACGAGTATCTTCACTCGCGCTACCTTTGCCTTCTTCTCCCGCAAAAATAGGTGCTCCACCCTCAGCTAAGGAAGCTACTCCCGCAGCTCGTAAAATACTTTCGACATTACTTCGCCTAGCTTGAAGTTTTCCACGTTCTTTAACCCGAGATCTAGCTTCTTCTTCAGCTAGATCAACCCCTGGCTTTTGTACTACTTTAGGTGCGCTTCCTTCTTTTTGAAAAACTAAAGTTCCTTCATCAAACCCAGCCGCTTCAGTTTCTTCAGGAGTTAACATTCTTCCTTCGTCTTCGTCTAATTCCATAATTTCTCTTTGATCAGCTTCAGGTAGTTTATTAAAAATATCCCGAGGAATACCTTTGACATCTTTGTTACGAGCTTCAGCAGTAGCTTTTACTATCGCAGCCTCAGCAGTTCCAATTTTATCAAAAAGTTGTTGCTGCCTTTTTGGACCTAAAGCAACAGATATATCAGGCCGTGTAAGCACTTCTTTAGCTTTATCAAATTGGCCTTTGATCGTGTACGCTGATATAGCAGCATTCGCTAAAGTTGCAGGAATTACCCTATTAAAAGCAAGTTCTTGTTTTGGGTCGAAAGCACCAAAATCTTGTTGTGCTAACTTTAAAGTTTCAGTAATTTGAGCATCCAGTAAGCTGGGATTTCCAGAAACTACTCTTACCCCATCACTAATATGCCCACCAATAACTCGCTCAACCTTAGCTTGTTCAATTGAAGTTGACTTTTCTACAGAACGCCCAACAAATTGTCCCTCAGCTTTAGCTAATCTTTCATCAAGAATAAAGCGTCCTTCTGGCGACCCTTGAAAAGAAGCCATAGAATTTTTCCGAAGTTCCGCTAGCTGTACTCCAAACCCAACTTTTGTATCCTCCCTAGAAAAATCTTCTTGAGAATCAGTTGTTCTAAAAAGTTTTTCTGCATCAGTATTATATTGCGTAAGAATGTCAGCACGGCTAACAGCTTCTTTCCTGTTCTGAAGTTTTTTTGCAACCTTTCGCTTAGCTTCTTCTTGCTTAAAAAACTTCTCCCCTTCAGCTTGCAATGTTTTACCAAATGCTTGTGTTTGCTGAGCACCGCGTACACCAAATTCTGCGCCAGTAGTTGGAACATTCTGAAATACAGTTGGCCCAGCCTGGGGACGAACTTCAGGAATTACTTTTGGAACTACAGCCATATCTACACCCTAAATCTACGAGAAACAGTACCCGCAGTTGTAAGCAACGTACCAAAAGCACCAAAGCCTGCTTCTCGCCGTGCCGCTTGTCCCCGGAGATCAGCTAGCTCAGTGCTAGATGCAAAATTCAAACCCCGAGTAGTAAAACCAAGTGCTTCTCTTTCAGCATTACGGCGAATAATAGATTCTTCTTCCCGGCCAATGGCCGAAGTATCTGTGATCAAATCAAGAGCACTAAATTCATCTACTACAACCCCACCCGCAGCTAAGGCAGTTCGTTGCCGGGCTTTGAATTGCCTGGTCTTCTCCCCTTGCCTAGCAGCAGCAGCTTCACCACGAAGCCTTGCATCAACCGCAGCACGATCAGCAATGATCTGATTGTTACGAGCTACTTGGGCATTAAACGCCGCCTCTCTATCACGAGCTTTACCTTCGGAAATTTGCCCAGCTATAGAAACAATTCCACCAATAACTGTAATGGCTGTAGCAAGATCACACATTCTCTACTCCCATCTCAAAACGATGGAATAACATTTGATCAGGCCCATGAGCTTCAGCAGGCAGTAGCCTAAAATGTAACCATCTCAGCCAACGAATAGCTGCGCGATTACGAGCATCTACAAAGTTGACCATAAACGGATATTTCTCTTTCATCAAATCTATATACATCCTACTTCCCCGGAGGAAAGGCCGGGCATGATATTTTAGTTCGTCTGAAGATAACATCCAAGGGATACCCTTGTTATCGAGAATTGTTAACTCTGCCACCCCAAACATGCACAAAGCTCGCCCCTCATGCAGCCCCACATATGGCTCAGGAGAGGCATATACCGACTGCTCTAGAGCTTCTAAAGGAGTTTTCCTGCCCGCCGCCCATACCTCATCAACATCTGCCTTGTTCATATTTAAAGCTAAAGCTTCTATATGCTCCTTAGTAGGGGGTACTATAGCATACTTAGTCTTTGGTTTCATCTTCTATCTCAAGCTCAGGAATAATAGCTGTAATTGTGAGAGGTTCAGGCTCTAGCATTCGTATGAATATACGGCCATTAGAGTTCCACTCAGGCTTGATTATAAGAGGGCGGTCCCCGGTTAACAAAGCGGTTGGGTCACCCATATCTTCGTCTTCACGGGGTTTTTGTCTAAGAAGCTTAAATCGATTTGGCCCTATCAAAGGCAGACGAGATTTCTTGTATCGAATTGTCACCCGTGGTACTCGTTGCGTTTTACCTTGTAAAGTACCTTTGGATGCTTCAACATCCAAAGTTTCAATATCTGAAATATATCTCCAGCCAATATGTACTCGACTGGCTAAATTACATAAAGTTATTTTTGCATCAACTACGCAATCTTCTTCACCGGGGGTGGTACCGCATAAAGACCCCTGCCGAGCACCATCAGCTACCACTCCTAGGCCACCAAGGCTAATACATTCACCTTCTAAATCTTCCAATCCTGAAATTTCTGTAACAGCTTTTCTTACGTTACCCAAATCATCCTCTTGGTCATCAAAGGAGCCGAGGTTTAAATTTGCTGCGAGCGAATCAGAAGGATTTAAGGAAAATTGCCGGTGCATATCAGTAGATGCAAAAAGTGTAGTAAGATCGAAAGAACCTGACGCTCCAGCTTCAAGTTGCTCTTTAGTCCCCCAAGCTAAACTTGAGAATTCACTTACTACTTGCCGATCATCATCTCCGCCAGGATCATTAGGTATCGCCCATTCCGGTTGCGCTGTGCTTAATAAAAGTTGGGCACTACCTAAAGAAAATATTAAGCTTCCGTTTACCGCAGTTTCAAGACTAGGAACAGAAAAAGAAGTTGCATCGTCAGAAACAACAACTTGTCCTATGCTATGAATAGGATTGTCAGCATTTACACCAGACACTCTAATATAGTAACCTATTAAATGTAACCCGTATACTTCGCTCTCAAATATCAAATCCCAAGGATCACCGGGACTTCTTCGTATATTATCCGACGCCCAATAGTGATTAACCTCATATTCAACATATTTAGTAGTTAAAGTGTCTTCTTCAGTACCGTCTGCAATTCTCCAGTACCCGGCAATTGCCAGATTAAGTGGAGTAATACTGCCTGCCTCTTTTTGACTAAACTCTGTAAAACGTCTCCAGCCCGGAACAAAATCTTCTGATAATCCACTAGTTAAATTCGGCCCGACAGAAGCAGTTAAAGCTTGAGATATAAAAACTAAGAGTAGATCACCAACTTCCACCCCAGAAGGCTTTGTTAAAACTAATGGCTCTCGCTCTGTGAAACCAATATTATCCTGCGTATGACCTTCAATAACAGGAACAGCAATTGTACGATTACTTTTGGCGTATAAATCAAAAGTACGCTCATCTTCTACAAGAACCTGAAATCGGCCATTTGCAGAATCAAACGCATCTGGATCGATTTCATTACCATCATCATCAAATTCTGTAGCAAACTTAGTTCCTTCTATGTCTACTGTATCCCCGCTTGACAAGTTATGGTTTTCAGATGTTGTTACAGTTCCAGAAGAAGTAATGTTAGAGATTGCTTTAGGGTCATTTAAAATAAAACCCCCATCCAAAAAATAAGCGTCTTCAGGTTGAGCGAATTTTCGAGTAGATAGTCTCTCGATAAAACGAACTGTATTCCCATTAACTTTACGTTGAACGATAAAATATATTCCATCTTCTACTGAAGAAAGAGATCGCCGCAGAGAAGTAATTGCTTCATACCGGCCATTAGTATCCCAGGTTGTCCAAGCAATAATTTCCTGTGTTTGGTTAAAAGTCATAGTAAGAATTTGACCATCACTACGGACAATATATAACCTACCTTCAGGAACACTTTGGTAAGCCCAGTCAGTGATAATAAATTTAGCTGGCCCTTCTTCTGTCAGAAGATGATTTGCGAGAATATTTAAATCAGTACCGGTGTAACCATCAAGTTGAAAAGAATACCCTAAACTTCGTACCCGAGCATTACCATCTTCAACAAACAATATCACATTACCCGCTACAATTGGCTTATGATGAGCTGATCCCCAATCAGATTGTGGCTTCTGTTTAAGAGTATCGATTGAAAAGCCAGAATTTTCCCCAGAGTTAACGCGCCATTCCCCCCCACTTGTCAGGATCATCAAGTCATTTCCAGGTACAAAATGCCGTATCTCGTGCACTTGCCTTGAGTTAAGCGAAGCAGTCATAGCATCATCTGCTTGCGTGGGTTCAGATACACTCATATTCAAGCGATTGCCAGTCTGAGAATAAAAAGAAGTATCAGGTTTATTATTAGACCCACCATAGATTTGCCGTTGCTGATAGTAGCTTGAAGCACCGGGAAAATTGTCTGTAAATAGAAATGGATTTCGTGCTCGTGGAGGGCCAACTTCATTATCTGTCTGATGTATGGCACCGGCAGCCGTAGTACGGTCTGTTACATCGTCAAAAGAAAGAAGGGGAGCATCTACTTCAGCGATCCATCTGTAACGGCCACTCTGCCTTCGATAGATCGCATACCTATTAGCATTTGTAGTTGCTGCCCAGGAAACACGATTAAAGTTAGCAATCACAGTTAAAGCAACTGTAATAGAATTTGTTAATTCTACAAAAGTAGCATTGGCAGTACCATTTGATGAAAAGGCGGTGAAGGAACTACCATCTTCACCCTCAAGTTCAAAATCATTAGTATCCTGGTTAGCTACAAAGAAACGCCTGCCATTTAATTCTGTCATACCCCCAATACTAAGTATCTCAACTTCATCTCCATTAGCATATGGATGTGAAGTAGCAGTTACAACAACAGGATTAGTTTTTGTCGCGCCTGAAATAACTTGAGATGTACTACTAAGCCCCGACAGACTTTCTTCAAATATATCTTCTTCTTGCCGGATAGCCGTAACCTTGTATCGGTGAGTCGTAGAACCGGACGCACCCTGTTGAGCGACAGCTACGCTAGTAGGACGAGCTTGAATTGGCGCATATGTATTGACAGTCAACGTCCAGGCATTGTGGCCTGTTCTGGCCAAGTCTCGGGGGGCATAAGTAGGGTGTGTGACAGTAAGAATATCCCCAGACTGAACCATCTTTAGTGTAGATAAATCTCCAGCCGCATAGGGGGTAGTAAGTTCAAAAATATCAGCAACAGTACCGGCAGAAGAATAAGCTGTAAAAGCAGTTCCATCAATATCAAGTCGTGTTATTTGGTGAGTTAGCTCAAAAGTATCTGCTGTTACGTTCTTAATAATATAACGATTACCGTTCAGCTCAGTCATCCCCAGAACAGCCGTTATAAAAACTTCAGCATCATTTGAAAGGCCATGAACAATAGCTGTAATAACTACAGGATTTGCTTGTGTAGCTCCAGTAACAGTTGTTGAAGCATTTAAGACCTGAGCATCGTTTCTGATAACACGTATATATTCAGTACCAAATTCTAGAACATACTGATCAGAAGTTCGGAACTGAAAATCAAATAAACGAGTAGTAGAAACGGTATGATCTTTAATTGGGCCAATGATCAAAGAACCAGGACGATTGGAGATACCACCATCAGGGTGAATGATAGTATTACGCGCTCTCCGTAGCGCATGTTTGTACATTGCTACATCAACTCGCCCATACAACGAAGGGGAAATCTCTCCTTTGGCAAAAGAAGGAAGAATAAAGGCAACCATCTAAATACGAGCCCTTATCGTATCCGCATCGCGTTCTGGAGTAGGCATCCTTTCGTTAGCGTCATTAGCGGCTGCGTTAGTAACAGAAACATCATACGATCTGATCACTCGGGCTACAACCTTCTCCTTCTTCCCGAGAGGATAAGCAATGAGAGAAGCAAGTAAATAAGAAAGCGCTAGCGAAAACAACGCTGAGAATAATCCAGTATCTTCTATATCTCGGGTGTAAACTATTACAGGATTTTCAATATTTGATAAGATACTCTTCGTTTCACCATCTAAACTTAGTTCAATCTCAAAAGGAAAGTCGTCGCCCGGAGGGGCATTAGGATTTTGGATTTTTCGTATAACAAGTGCATCAGCAGGATACTGATGCCGGAAACCCCAGACTCCCGCCAAAGGATCGTCTGCTGTTTCTGAGATTATATCGCCATGGAGAGCCACTTCTTGACGCCTACGAGCAAACGTCCAGTCAAAAGCTTCTAAGGTTTGACGGCGACAGATATCATAGAAAATACGGGATTGATTTGCTTCTGAACTATCTTCTTCAAGACTTTCGATATCGCTTGCCCCTACATGGGACAAAGCCATATTAGCGATATGTGTAGGGCCAGAAATTGACTTGGCCATGGCTACAGCCTATAGGCAATAAACGTATCTGAGGCTGTCCTACGGAAACGGAACGTACCAGAGGCGGCACCCAAAGTGGCCACATCAGCTAGAGGGCTAATGGTGGTCTCACCAACAACAGTGATGCCGCTGCCGGGATTCGTAAGCGTAATCACATCGGTAGTGCTACCGAGATTGATGATCGTCAGGTCAAAAGCATCACCATCAGCGACTGTTGCAGGTAAAGCAGCCTCAAGTTCCGCGCCCGTCCTCATAGTGTAAGCAGCCGCAGACGTAGGCGTACCTACCAAGATGCCACCAATCATCTGGGCATCAGTTAGGGTAGCTGTATTGGTAGCCGTTTGAACGGCAGGTTGGTTAAACATGGTAGGGGCTTGAGCGCCCGTGACGCGAACAAACGTTTCCACACCAGAATGGGTTTCTGCTCCAGTGTGAGTTTCAACTCCGGTATGTTCTTCAGCACCAGTGTGAGTCTCTGCTCCAGTGTGAGTTTCAACTCCGGTATGTTCTTCAGCACCAGTATGAGTTTCTGCTCCGGTGTGAGTTTCAATCCCAGTATGTTCCTCAGCGCCAGTGTGAGTCTCTGCTCCAGTGTGAGTTTCAACTCCGGTATGTTCTTCAGCACCAGTATGAGTTTCTGCTCCGGTGTGAGTTTCAACCCCAGTATGACTATCTGTGCCTGTATGCTGCCTACCGCTCTGAGTGATACGATCTACAACAGTTCCAACAGTATCTTTACGCTCATAAAGGATAAGATCACCGTCAGAGATAGTTGTAACAACCGTACCGCTCGTGAAGGCGGTACAGCGAAGACGCAGTTTCTCGTTTTTGCTTAGAGTTTGATATACATCCGATACGGTTGCATCATCCGTATTCCAAGGAGAGCCACGGTTAGGTGGGTACACCGCCTCCCAAGACTGCTCATCAGGAGTAAGCGCCCGCTCTAGCTGTACTGTCGCTGAATAGGTACCGGAGAGAGCAATAGTTATATCCTCTCCGATAACTTGCAAACTTAAGGTAGCACTAACCCCTGCTTCCGTAAAATTCGTGGAAACCGTCGCCATTACAAAAGCTCCCTATGGTTAAACAGCAGCACTAAACGGAGTAGCTAAATCACCAGAGCCTGACAATTGGCCACGTACATGCCACACATTTGCAGCGATATCGACAAGTTCAATCCAATCACCGATGGTAAGACCACCAGTAGTAGTGGCATTCATAGTGATAGTGTCAGAAGTGTTGGAAGTTGTAACAAATCCTTCACAATTATCATTAGTGTCTGAATCGACAATCGTTACAGACCCTTCCATATTATCGCTAGAGTTAATCACTTGAATAATGTAACTATTAGAAGTTCTTACGATACCGACATGGATGCGATAGATTACGCCAGAACCAATAGCCGCAGGCAGTGTAGCCGTATAGCCCGCAAGCAGACTAAGCAACGTAATCCGGCCACCGTGAACTCGTGGATCAAACGTAAAAGCTGCTGTTTCAGTTACAGTCCGGCTTGAACGATCAAGAGACTGAACAACTTCTCTTCGTGTTAAACCAACCATTTTTGTCTCCCTAATCAGATGGCCGAGCCATATAAAAATCAACATAGTCCACGATAATAACAGCACCACCAGTCGTAGTGTCAGTAGCTGAAGTAGCCCAAGCATATGGAATCAATCGAGCCGTAGTAGCGATAGCTAGAGCTTCAACACCACACAAGTTACCATCAACAAAGAAAAAAGCATCACCTGTTGCTTCAATTTCAATCCGTAGCCTGTAATAGGTATTAGCTGCTACAGTGTTAGCGCAGGCCCACTCATCGTCATTATTGCCGACATTGCCTGCGTTAGTAGACACTGATTGCCAAACTGTAAGACCGTCAGCATCAGTTGAGAACATGATAGCAATATCATTGGTCGCGGCAGTATCAGTCACAAGGTTACTATCAATCGTAAATAAAGCGATTGCATCAGCGATAGCAACAACACCAGATAAGCCGAAACCAAAAGACTGGCCCCCGACATTATCTGATTTAACACGCCACTCTACGGCAGTTATACCATCACTAATTAAAGCAGCACTGTTAGCCACTATGTCACCGCTAACAGCAGTAACATCAGCCGCGATAGTCCCGCCAGTACCAGATGTCATATCTCCAGCGCCTTCTTGTATGCTGACTAGAACATCAAAAGGAGTGCCGTCAGTGTGAATAAAATATGTCCAATCCATAGACGGGGAGAACGTAGCATCACCTGTGGTGCCAATGTCATTTGCATAAAAGTCATCAAAACCATTTACATGGGTAGTACGAGAAAAAGTGCGGGGCGTAAGACGGCCATCGAACATTGAGTAAACAAGAGTACCGCTAGTGTCAGTCGTAACACGCAAACGAATCGACTCATTAGCAGTCTCAGTCGTATAACCAATTCGATACTGAGTGTTAGCAGCGGGGGCAATATCTTTGAAGCCGGGGATAGTAGCCCAAGCACCAGAACCTGGAGAACCAACTTCTTTCTGAAGTTCTACAACCATATCGTAAACACCGTTGATATGGATAGAAACAGTATCACCTAAAGTAGCTACACGTAAAGCCGTGCTAACTTGATCAACAGCCGTAAAGGTACTGCCTACGATAGCTGTATGAGAAGCTTGAACAGGGAAAGCAGCAATCAAAAATAGAAAAGCGCCTGCTGCTAAAGTTTTTAGGTAATTAAACATAGGAATAGTTTCCTTATTTCTTTGGTTTACCGGCAGCTTTTTCTGCCGCAAGGTCATCCTGAAATTTCTTAGCCTTATCTTCAAGTTCATTTTCTTCAGCTTTTGCAAACACTCGGGCCGCATCTTCAGCGGACACTCTATCGACATCAAGACCGGCTGATCTTGCAGCTTCACTTAAAGTTTGCGGCCCTTCTTCTACTTTAGGTGCAACATAATCATCGTCCACAATCTTGGCATCAGAGGGTAATATCTCTCGATACTCATCAGGAATTTCAACAGGCGGACCTTTCTTTGTAAGGCTCGCACGAAAACGCCCTTTAGGAGTAAAAAAAGTTCGTTTCAGGATAACTTTCATAATGGTTCCTTAGGTATCACGTGATACTCCGGGAGCAACTGCCCCCGGAGAATTATATCGCCTAGTTATTAGCGTCAGGATAACTACGCCAGCCGTGCGGATCAACAGACAGAAACGCATTAATAGCGCCAGCTGACTGAGTACCCGTACCGACCACCAGGATGCCAAGGTAACGCTCATAGGGAGTAACTGAAGCTGCAACATCGCCCATAGGCAATGCAATACTAAAGCTAAAGCCAGCAATCAAATCAGCAACAGCGAAAACATCAGACAAGAAATGTCGAGTTTCTGAGCCGTCTGTTGAAATAGCAGCAGTGCTGTCGCTTGCCAAAACAAACTGAACAGCAGTACCGCCAGCAATAGCCGTATCTACGCTAATATTTAGATAGATCGGTTTACCTTGGCCAATATCACGAGCGACTGAACCCAGGTCCATAACATCGCCAACTAGAGTAGTGGCAGCACCGCCCGTAGGAACAGCAACTGCATCACAAAACTCTGATCTTTCATCCAAAATAGCCATATTCTTATTCCTTCAATTTAATTTAGGTGATCCGAGTTTCATCAGCAGCGAGTGTATCGCAGCGGCGAATAGGAATACCCTGGAAACTTGTGACCATCTTACCGCCAACATTTTCAATCTGAAGCGTACTCATCGAAGTAGCAGCAGAAAGTTGACGCCGAAGGAAGGTCAACATATCCCGGCTCATGTAAAATGCTGGACGGCCACGAGAAAGGTTCGGAATCAAGTTCATGGCCTGGAACATCAGGTCAGCAAGATCAGCGCCTGAACTCGCATCAGGAGTAAGCAAAGAGTTATCGATGTTTGGAATACGAGCAGCATAACGCCAATCAGCAACAGTTAAACCAGCGTGCCACTCATAGTGACTTACGAGAGCCTTCATTCGACCTGTATTGCTGCCATCAGAAGCATCTTGAAGCAACTGCATTCCTAAATCTTCAACCTGAAGACCAGCAGTTGAGCCCTTAGGAATGATACCGTGGATAAGATCGTCACCCCAAGTCACCAACCAAATACTACGATTGTCAGTTTGACCAGAAGCTGAACCACCTAAGATGATGTTATCACCTGATTCAGCACTAGTAGTATTGTAACGCGGGGCAAACCCAGTAAACGCCTCGGGCTCAGTATCTTCGTTACCGAAGAATAAAGTATCCGACAACTCCTGAGCCATGCCTTCAATATGAGCACGATCCTGAAGCAATCGATAGGCAGCAGTGTTGTTATTCAGCTTAGCCAGTGCCATATCAATTTCTGAGAACGCCACCAACATACCAGTGTTATCAGTCACCTGAGCAGTCGTGCCCTTGGTAGGCTGAACGCCACCATACATCTTACGCCACGTTGGCGCAGGAAGACCTGTCCGTTGCGTAGTCATATGACCAGTCGTAAGATTACCTTCAACCCAGACCATATCATCCAGGATTTCATTGACTTCATTCAAAATTTCTACAACAACTGCAATTTTACCGTCTGGGTCTTGAGCTTTAGCCATATCCAGAAGAGTAGGATTTCTAACTGAAAGAGTAGCCATAACTTAGTGCTCCTTAATTTGAATCGGGAAAGAGAATTTGTGCAGGACTTTTCTTTTCGCTTGAATTACTAGCGCTGCCAAAGTGCATCGTATCATCTTTGATCATGTCACCTACTTTAGAGAATGCTCGAATAAGCTCAACATTACTGCCAATACCCGTAGCATTCAGTAGATCACGTAACTCAGGAGTACCGATCTTATCCAACGCAAGCTTAGCTGATGCTACCTTCTCATCGAAGTTATCACCACCTATCTCTTTATCAGATTTAACCTCAGCTTCCCAAGTTTTCTTTGTCTCTGCCCACGCATCCGATTGAGCTTTCACTGAATCTTGTACTGCCTTGGCCTGGATATCAACAAGTTTTTGAGCTTGATCTTGTGTCAGATTCAACTCTTTTGCAACAGGAGCGAATTCTGCAAGAGCAGCTTTGTCGATATCCATACCTTCTGGCATAGAAAAGTCAGCATACTCGTCTGGAGCACCATCTTGATCTTTGTCATCCTCAGATTCTTTGGTTTCCTCGTCGGCTTTTGCTTCGGCATCATCTGCCTTAGCGTCTACAGCTTTGGCATCATCTACCTTAGCATCCTTAGTCTCAGCTTCTGTAGCCTTAACATCATTCTCTTTCCCGCTTTCGTCCCCGATTAAAGACGTTTCTTCTTCTTCAGCCATTACTACTTATCCTTTTCATTAGCTTCATGTTGCATCATTATATATGCGTTATTGTGGTCTGTCAAGACTTCTTCTAAAAGAGTTAACCCCACATGCCGTCTACCTTCATTAAAAGCCATAACCAAAGCATTTGTATCAAAAACACTATGATATGTTCCACATTCACGCATCAACCGATATATGATAGCACGACCTACTTGTGTTTGCAATACTTGCCTTAATTCTTCCTGTTCCTGCTCTTTAGCTATTCGAGTTTTATCCCTGCGCCCTTGAACTTGGCCCTCGTCACCCATATCAGTTTGTTTTTTAGGCATTTCCCGCAGCTTCCTGTAATATCCTTGCTGTCCGAGAAGCTACATTATCTCCTTCCAAGTCAGCGCTAGCCAAATCCTTGATAGCACCGCCACCACTCTTAAGCGTCTCAAGAAGCATAGCTTGCTGTTGCGCTTGCTGCTCAGCCTGAGCACGAGCTTCCCGTAGCTCAGCAACTTCTTCATCAGGCACAATAAGCTTAGGTGAGCCCCCGATTAGATCACTATATAAATCTACAGCTTCATCTGCACTAAACTTATCTAAAGCTTGTTCATACCCAGCTCCCGCTAATCCTGTTACAAATGCGGCCAACTGATCGATTCCCCCTACAGCAATAGATTTCTGAGCCTGAGCTAAAGAGGATACAAACTCCACCTTCAAGGCTTCTCCCTGAATTTCTTCAGGTGGTAGAGGTAAAATATCCCCCTCAATAATTTGATCAAAAATGTTATCAATCAACCCCTCAAGAAACTCTCCATGGACACGCTCCAAAACAGGCCCAACTTGAAGAAGCTTTTCTCCAGTACGTTCACTTAGCTCCAACTGATTCTTGGGCTGAATACCTTCCATATTGGTAACCGCTAAAAATAAATCCACAAAAAAGTTATCTTCTATGCGTTGTTCTACCCCCTTGATATCAGCATTCAACTCATTCACTTGCGGATTAACCGCATAGATAGGTTCAATCTTTCCCCCAGTTGCCCCCATATTATGTGTAAATCCACCAGGGACACTTTCAACATTACGAATAGAAGGCGGACCTTGCAATGGCGGGTTGGACATTTTTGCTATGGCCTGAGCCTTACGTTTCTCAGCCATCTGAAGTTGCTTAATATCCCCAAGCGAAGTCATACCTGGGCAATCCGTGCCATAGATATCTTCTCCCGCCACATCCCAACGAGGACAATAGGCTGGAAAGCGAGTAAAACCCGCCACTTTCAAAAACTTATTCTTATCAGGTGTTTTATCGCTGGGCTCAAAATGAACTGAACGAAAACGCTTGAATTTATTATTTAACTTTTTAATGTCATGCTCTGGGTTAGGCTCAATAAAATGAACAACATCATACCAATTTTCGTAATTTCCAAGATCAAAAGCTTGTTTCACTTGGGTACTGACATTATTTAATCCAAAATTTGATACCAACTGAGTAGTCGTCATCTGAAACTCACGCACAAGCGTATCAACTACAAAACGCTCATTTTGTGCGATCATATAAGAACCGACTGTTTGTGTATAGAACCGGGCCACATCAGTAAAATCATCAACATGGAGCATACACCCAGTACCAAACAGCAGTAGTTCCCCAAGCATTACTGGAGCCATATTGTAAAGATTGCCTTGGTTAAAGATAGAACGCATCAACTTCTCAACTTCAGCAAGCCATAACTTAACGGCATGGGATTCCATAAGAGCAGGATTATGAGTAGTTAAACGAAACCAAGGTCGAGCAGGGGACATAACACCTGCAAACATACCTGCACGAGCTACCCTCAAAGCCCAAGTTGCACGACTATTGATAATGCTCTGGTGCTTAGTTTTTCCCTTATTTCTGTCTGTAACAAGAAAACGGCCACGGCGAGGCTGTACAAAATTCGATAAATCTTTATAGTGCGCGATAAAAGACTGGCGCTCTGTCTTCATAGCGCCTCGCCGTCCATCAAAATATTTTCGAGAGTTTTTATCTACTTTCTCAGCCATAAACTAAGCCGTTCCCAAGATAGTATTCTGGGTTGTACTAGCAACTGGACCTAAGCCTTGCGGGCCAGTAAGAATAGTAGATTCTCGGCCACCAGCCGTCGCTGCCCTGCGTCTAGCTCTCTGACGGGTACCAACAACATCCTCATCTGAAGGTTCCGTGATAGGAGGCAAAGGAGGTGGCAAAGGAGGGGGAGCAGGAGTAGAAGGTTTAGAACTGCCGAAAAGACCACCAATACACATATTTCTACTCCCTAATATTTTCCGTCAAGAGGATCAAATTCAGAGGTTATCAATTTCCCGGCAGTTCTTTCGCCTGCAACTATCCGCAAAGGTGCTACTTCTTGTGCGTAAGTCAAAGCCAACGCATCTGCGATATCAGGAGAAGCTGCTTCACCCCCAAGCCGTTCTTTCATATCTTTTTTAGATTCAAGATGAACCTTATTCCCCTGGATTGTATACCCAAACTCCCGTTGTGTCAACTGATCCTTTAATTCTACCCCACCTTGGCTTGTGAGCTTCGGGAGAACTAACTTGGTAACGATAGCCTCACGCATTGTTCCCCACATTTCATCTGATTTGAAACGATAGACATCTTTATCAGTAGCACCACCGCCAAATTGAACTTCGATGATATCATAACCAAGATGGCGAAGATAATCTACAACTCCAGCGCCAATACCACCTCCATCTACAAACACCGCCGAAGGGTCCATTCCAATGGCGCGAAACCGACGAATACACTCTATAACTTTTCCTGATACTTGAATCGTATCCAAACCTTTATAGCGTTCGATAGGAAAAGAACGGGCGTCGTTACCGATGCGAGGGTAAATTACAGTGTCGTCATCCCCAAACCGGGCCACATCTACACCAATAATAAGAGGTGCATAACGATCTACAGTTGGTTCGCGTTCCATAGCTCTGTCTACATCGTCAGTACCAATAAACTGCATACTACCGACTGAAGGAAATTCTCCTTTGACACGAACTTTTACAAAGTCACTATCTTCCCCGTAGGAAGCAATCCATCTGTCGATGCGTTCTTTGTTAGTGATCTGAACATCTCGACTATCGATACAACGTACCCGATAGTCAGCTTTAAAACGCCCCTTACAGTTATCAAAGAACCGGCCACTATTACGGGTTGGGTTGCCAAAGTCAAAGGTCATTGGCTCTCCATCAGTAGTACCCCCCTCTCGCACTTCAAAGATACTATTTGGCACCGCACTAGCTTCATCAAAGATATAATAAGCAGTCGAATTAGCAGCATGTAGCCCAGCGAATGCTTCAGAGTTTTCCTCCCGGCAAGTCTGAGCATCACAACGCCATTCTTCCTTGAAATCGTTATGATAAAGTGACATAGCATTACGGCCAGAGGTGTAAGTGAACCAATGGCTAGTCAAAGATAGGCGATGCCATTTACCTAATTCAGCCCAGGTTTTAGTTCGTAACTGATCAGCAGTATTCGCTGTTACAATCCCTCGGGAGAATGGACGAGTATCTGAAATAAATTTAATTAGCATCCCAACAAGCACGGTTTTCCCAATACCGTGCCCAGAAGATGTTGAATTTTGGATAGGTCGAACAGCGTGAGTACCATCAAAATTCCGTTCCTTGATATCTTCCCCTAACTGATCAAGGAATTCGCAAGCCCACTTATCCGGCCCATGGGCATGATCATGGTCTTTAGAAGGACAGTCGGGATTGACACATTTTGCTCCAGGGAACCGTTCATAATACTCAGGAGTCAATTCCACCAACTGGATTGAAGCTTCCGTGTCCCAAGGCCACATATACATGACATAGCCTAGTGGATCAGCATAAAACCCGGCTAGGTCTTCAGCTAGCTGTTCGTCATCCGATAGGGGAGTATCACGTGATACGTCTGTCATCTCTACGCCTTCTACTAGTGCGAACTCGTGGGTGAGTATCCGCTGCCGAAGCCGCTATACTAGTGGTCGTGGCTATATCGGCACTGATAACAGTTAGAGTGGCTGGGATAGTTGTACCCGTATCAATAAGAATATCCGCAATTTCTGAAGCAATAATACCAAAACTTCCTGATATCACATGAGCAGACTGTGCCTCATCCCATACAGCGTCGGCAACCGCTGCTGCTGTAGGAGCACTGACGGCATCTAAGATAACATCAAGTCTGCCACCGTCAGCCCAATCAGTCTGAAGTTCATTGGTGTCAGCGACAATTAAAGCAGTTTCAGCCTTAACCGTATCTACAACACCATCCAAGGTAGAGATAAGTGTCGGTACATCATCAGTCTGAAGCTCATTTGTATCTGCCACAATCAGGGCAGTTTCAGCCTTCAGAGCTATAATATCGGCAGCTACATCAACACCAGCAGCGTTGGTGATAACAGCGGCCTGGATAGCATCTAGCTCAGCTTGGAGTGTGGTCCCAGTGTCTACTAAGATGGCATCAACAACCGTATCTATCGCTACAAAACCAGTAGCGCCGTTAGCTAAAGAATATGTATCTCCCGTCTGCAACGTATTGCCCGTGTAAGTTGTTAGCACGTCTACTAAATCTACGTTTACAACAGCGCCCGAAAGGGTAGTGATGGCCCCGGCTGAAACAATATCCGTCGCGGCTATGTCGTTAAGGGCTGCAATAAGCCCCGGTACATCATCAGTCTGAAGTTCATTGGTGTCTTGTATAATAATACTAACACCGTTTTCGATATTATCAACTGTTGATTTCACGCTAATTAAATCAACCGAAATATTTGCTCCCGCAGCACCCGTTACAACGGCTCCATATATAGTATCAGCATCCACCCCGGGATCACCTATAGCTTGACCAAAAGTTCCTTGTGTCTGCTCCCCCGTTGCATCAACGGCCCATATGCTTGCTGCTGTAATATTATTCAAAGCTGCAATAAGCCCCGGTACATCATCAGTCTGAAGCTCATTTGTATCAGCCACAATCAAAGCAGTCTCGGCTTTAATATTGGCCAAGCTATTGGTGCCCTTGAGCAAGGCCAACGCTCCGCCAGTTCGCTCTATGGAAAATGTCCCCGCTATGAAACTGACCGTTTGGCTTTCCAACGTAACGGATGACACCACAATGACGTATTCCCCGCCAGCGGCATAAAATCCTGCATCTGTATCGTTTGAAAGATCAATCGAAAAGCCATTGATGCCCACAAGAGCATCAAAGTCAATACCGTCTGTATCGAGCAAGGTGTAGCCCGCATCACTAGCCCGCTGTGTAATAGAACCATTTTTGTAAATCTCAATGTCAGTCACAGCCAGCCCCGTGATGCTAGCGGATGCACCGTTAGCATCGAAGCTATCGAAGTATATGTAGGCCGTAGCATCTACGGGATAATCACCGAGGTATGCCATTTTTTACACCGCTGTCGTATCTACGCTATGCCAAGCGCCGTTAATACGAACTACAAGTTTATTTGTCGTGGTATCATACCTAAGCATCCCATTGCGTGGCGTTCCTGGAACTTGACCTGTGGTGCCGACTGGAGGCGTTAAAGCTCCGGTTAAACCATCCAGGGCAACACACGATGCCTGAGCTTCAGACGACCCATTGCCAATAGCCACAGCATTGGCAGCGCTGGCTATAGCCGTACCAACTGCGATTGCGTCAGCAGCAGTTGCTTGGGCTCCAAGGGTTCCGTCCCCTCCAAGGGCTACAGCATTTGTTCCAGTAGCATCAGATCGTGATCCGATAGCAATAGCTTGACTTTGGTTCGCTAAAGATTGACGACCAATAGCTATTCCTGCTGGATCAACAGACGCGCCACTCTGTCCCGCTTGGGCACTATTTCCAATGGCGATACAGTCGGTTTCAAATGATGAAGTTGCTGTTCCAATGGCTATTGCGTCATTCTCTATGGTCCCCCCACTATTCTGGCCAGCTCCAGCTAGCGCACCAATAGCGATATTTCTAGATTCATTAGCAGTTGCATCGTTACCGGCAGCAATGCCGTCAGTGCCCGCTGCTGTAGTGTTTGGCCCTACTGCAATGCTATCTATGCCCGAAGCTGTAGGCGAAGCGGTAGCATCCTCGCCTACGAAGTTAGGATCGCCGCCGCTAGCTCCTGCTACAATAGAAACCATTTTATCTACGCCTTCGCCTACGTATTCTAGGAAATAAGCCTGCAAGAGCAGCAACTACGCCTCCAAGCCCGGTGCCGGTGATGACGATCACGGCGATAGTCAGGATACCCACGCCATCAGCCCCCGCAACTCCCGTGCCGGCGATATTCGGACGGGCCAAGGTGAGCGCCCCTGACCCAATCAATTCTTCTATGCCGGTGCCGACAATACTTGGCACGCCTAACAGCAGCGCCCCCGTGCCGGCTGGGGCATCGGTGCTATGACTGCCCGTGCCCGCTATAGCCGGAACCGCAAGGGCAAGTACACCCGAGCCTATGAACTCTTCCACCGCCGTTCCAGCAATCAGTGGTGGCCCCAGAGCCAGAGCACCTGTACCATCGGCCCCCGCAACTCCCGTGCCAGCGATTGACGGCCTTGAAAGCACTAACCCCCCCGTCCCGTCCGCCTGCATGTCCCCGGTGCCCGATATGGCGATGGGGCCGAAGGTGAGAGTGCCGGAGCCGCTTGGAGCGCCAGCCACCCCGGCAACCACGCCAACCTCGTCTATCATGCGGAACGGGCCGAAGGGGTCGGCGGCTAGTAGAGCGTGTTGAGTATCTGTCCAGTGATCCTCGGCAAAAACAATCAATTGATATTTGCCGTCTACTCGTTCCGCGCCCGAGGTTTGCCAGCCCAAAAAACTTATAGTTGCGCTACTACCACCCGGCCAAGTATAAGCGTTTGCGGAACTGCCTATATTTTTCCCGTCAAGAAATGCACTTGTGTCACCTGATTTTGTGGAGAAGCCAAAGAACTTTTGTCCCGTGCCTAGTGTTGTCGTGGTCTTGGCGGTGTCGGTCCCACCCCACCTAACCCAAAGTCCACCACCACCGTTGGTGATAAAGAATGTATTTCCAGTCGCCCCGGCGGCCGTGCGCCAAAAAGCTGGGTTTCCCCCCTCATAACTGTCAACATCAATCGCAATGAAACAAGAAAACTTATCCCATGCGGAGAAATCGAATACCGGGTCCAGGACTATCTTGTCGCCATCGTCGTTCATGTCGATGGCAAGACCAGCGGCAGACGCTATCCATGGGGAAGCGCTGGGGGTGGCTAACCGTGGCTCAACTACAGCTTTGGATGAACCAGCGCCCTCCCAAAACGGGAAAACAGTAGGGTTGGAACGCCAAAACCAATCCCACTTGGGATCGGCCAGTCCTTTGTCAAAGCCCCAACGGGCGGGCTTTCGAGAATTATTGGACACGAGCCTTATACCGCTGCTTGGATTTCATCAACGTTAGGATCAAAGACGATGTTGCACTCTACGGCGTCGGAGTGGATCGCGTCGGAGGTATCATTGACAACAAGTAAAATGCCGTGCCGGGTTGGCGGTCTGAAAGACCCGCACCAAGCCGTTTGCACCGTCGTTGTGGCATCGGCAGAACACACGAAACTCCCGATCCACATACTGGCCGCTATGAGTTCCGCCAAAGTGCTGTGACCGGACGGGGCGGCGGCATCCACACCGTCAATGCTTTGTGGATTACCGTTGGCAGCCGTGGCGTCATTGGAGGGGACCAGATAGAAGCTAACCACCTCCCCGGTGACGGGAGCCGTGGCGAATTCAAGGGACGCCATGATTGAATAGTTGCGCGCCCGTGTGGCCCCGAAATCGAACTTCGCACTTTCCCGACCCGCCCCGGCCACAAGGCCTGTGAGATCAACCTGAACATCAGTCGCCCCGGCTTGCTCAACAGAAGTCTTGGCAGCCCCGCCAGAAAAATCTGTCGCATGATCCGCGAATGAAATCTGTGTTCCTGTTTTTAGGAGAACATCATTTGTGGCCATAATTCTTTCCTATCAAGTCTCGCTTAGATCAATCGTCAGGGCCGACATGGAGACCGTCGCGCCGGAAACGATGGCGAGGGTGTTGTAATTGTAGTCCGCGCCCGAGGTGCCGCACTCGCCGTCGATCAGGTCATCGATCAGCGTTGGCGGCGTGGTGGTGGAGCCAATGCGGTTATAGCCCAGGGTGCCGGTGGCGTCGGCACTGGTGTCATCGCTGATAGCTGATGCCGCCGCAGTCGCCTTACCAGCGCCGTCGGTCGCACCCGCAAACGCCGGGTCCGTCATCACATTGGCGAACAGCCGTGTGCCCGTGATGGTAGTATCGGGATCGGCGGGTTGCGCACCAGACCGTCCGTCTATGGTGGCTGCACCTGCTCCGGCATCAAGACCGTCAAGCAGCGCGTCCAGGCCAAGAATGGCGATCACGTTGGCGATACGTGGATTGAGTGCCATAATCAGCCCTCCTTCACTGGTTGCATATGCTGATCACCGACGAACATGGTGTTGGGATTGGGGAGTGGATCGGCTGCACCCCCGCCTTCCAGGGCACGTTCCTCGTCCTCACCGGCATAGACCGGCCAGTTGGCGGGACGCGTGATGCTGATCACTTCGGGTGCAGGCGGGGGTTCACCGGCCTCATAGGCATTGAGGCGTCGGCGCATGGAGCCTTTTTTCTCGAATGAGGTGATGCGGTTGGCCACCGTGCGGCTGCCCACCAGGACATTGCCGATCTTACCTGGGATATGATCGCCTTCCGGCGTGATGGCGAGGCGCAAAGCCAATTGTTCCGCCAACACTGTATCAAAGCGTGGCGTGAATCGCTCAGCCGTCTCCTTCTCGAATTCGACTAGAATTTCAGGACCAAGTTTCGGCTTGATCGCAGCTACAACATACTCAAACTCATCCTTGAAATGCAGATTGACCAAGCACTGCAAAACCCATTCACGTCCGTAGATCGCAACCTTCGGGTGGGTTGTAGAATAGCGAGAGGGTTGAGTAAAATTTGTTGCACAAGCGCAAGCAAATTCCCCAAGGGTCTTGGTATCTAATTCTCTCATCATCCTAACCTCTTTTTCAACGCATCAATCTCTTCTTGAATCGCATCAAGTTTAGCCTGAGCTACATCTTCAAAAGCTTTAAACCTTTTCATCTTCAAATCATGCTCTTTGGTATCACGTGATACCTTATCAGCGATAGCTTCCTGCTTATCTTTTGCTTCTTGAATGACTTTATCGCCCTTGGCTACAGCGTCCTGAAAGGCTTTCCGCGCCTTAGCATCACCATCAGCCAAAACCTTCTTGGCCTCAGAACGGGCGAAACCCAAGGCCTCGTTAGCTTCATCAAGCTCCTTCTCAACTTCAATTCGCTCAGCTTCAGCAGCCGCAGCGGCCTGTATAGCGTCCTTGGTTGTCCGCTCAGCCTTCTCTCGGGCCAAGTCAAGGTTGTTGATCCCCTCCAAGGCTTTAGAGACAGCCAGGACAGCACGATACTGCTTGCCTAGCCCTTTAACCAGCGCTACAGCTTGGCTTAGATCACTCATTACATGGTGCTCCTTGAGAAGATGATAATATCGATATCAACACCAGAACCACTAGTGAGCCGAGGCCTGTAATGTAAGACGTTCTCTGAAATAGCGTGGCCGTCATCGACAGCAGTGAAACTCAACACATCGCCGTTTTCGTCATGGAGAGTGAACCAATCTGTATCACTCGAAGGCACAAGAACATTACTCCCCTCAATTAGGATAGTAGCACCTCCTACAGTTCCCAGCAAATGAACACTGCGATCCGAGGCCCCAGGATTAGTGAGAGCTTCACCTACGTTATCCGTCTCTGTCATCGTCTCCCAAATAGTATGAAATGATCTTCCAGGCTGGGGAGTCGTTATTTTACCTATGGTCGCCATGATGCTTCCTTATATATTCGCATTTCCCCCGATAATACACTCAAATTTCCTCTATGTCAATTAGTCCTATTAATCAAGAAATTATCTTCCTTGTGGACATGCCAATATCTGATTTTGGCGATGGTGCCGTTCACGGTTCGGTCGCCCGCGTGACTATCGCCAATCCGGACAGTCGTTAACGCATCCGCAGTTGGGAAATCGGCAGTGGTGTCGGGAGTGGCGTCCAAGACCCCATCTTTTCCCGCAACCACGTCATCTTGTGCAAATGCTCCAATCGCCTTAAACGATGTTCCAGCAACAACGACAACATCAACTACGGAACTACCATTATCCCCGCTTGAATTGGTCGTGTTAAGTGTTGTTTTATCGTTTGTGTCCGTAATCAAAAATATTCGATCAGAACTGCCTCCGTCATCAATTTGGATTAGGTAGTCGGCTGTTCCGACCAAGGCTAAGTGGGTTACTTCTACTAAGATCGTCCCTTCGCTCTGGTTAAACCATGTCACGTCAGTTGTCCCCGCTACGTCCAAGGAACGGGTGACGGCGGCAGTGGTGGTGGAGATGTAACTGAGCGGGAAAGCGGCGTTTTCTAATTGCGCCCCCCAAGCGATGATTGATCCGGTTGCGGTGGCGGAAATGGTCCCTAATGTATTGCCAGCGGCGGGGAAAAGGAAAACTTCAAGTGTGACGTTGCCGGTAGAGTTATTATCGACCGTCACCCTTAGCCGCCAATAATCCCCCGCGTCTTGAACTGAGACTACGGTTGTCCCGGTTGATGCGCGTTCCAGGATAGCCCCCGTACTTGTATTAAGCGAAACATTCACTCGCTGGAGAGTGCCGCCGGTAAGCTTTATTTGAAGTTCGGAGAACCTTGTCTCGTCACTGTCCTTCTTAATATATACGGTAGCGGTCCACGGTGTTGAGTTATTGGCAACGGTAATGGCTTGCTCTAGGCCCTCGAAATTTACTGCGCTATCGTCTGTGAGAGTATCTGCGGTGGTGTTCCCGTCAGGAGCAACAGTGGTATTTGTTGAAATCCCCACCGGAGTAACAGCAGAGTCTACCCAAGTGGTCGAGAAATCCTCACTCTGAAGCAGCAAATTCGTCCGCGCTTCCTCGATTAGCAGCCCAAGGGATGCGCCTGTCGCCGGATCATGGGTGAAGCGGGCTTCGTTTGTTCCCGAGGTTTGCAACACTCCCGCGCTGTCAAAATATGTTCCGTTATTCCCACCAGAATAGGTGAGGGTTGGCCCTCTACGGCCTTGCAAACTCCGATCAGTAGCGAAGTTGAAGTCTAAGGTGAGAGTAGGATCACAGTCATATAAGACTGCTCCCACCTGTACGGGATCAACTACAGGAGAACAGACAGAGACTTCAGTGGCAGATGCGGGGAACGCCAGCCCTACGAGTAGAGCTAGCGAAAGTAGAAGCTTTTTCATTCTAGTGCGAGCCCAGTCTTACGACAGCAGTTCCAGATGTAAAATTGCCAGTTTTGACGCCTATACGTAAATCAACCCTTTGATCAACAATATAGCTTTCTTCTGTCGTGGTAGTCCAATTGCTAACATCGCGCCAGTTGGTCCCGTCTAGCCTACGCTGAAGCGTTACAGTGGCACCAAATGTGCCGGATACTGAGATGGAGACACGTGTAGCAGTGGCTCGACCGCGTACAGAATTGATGTTCACAAGAGCATCAGTGAATGTATTCTGGGCGATAATGTCAGCCGTAACGGTTGAGCCGGGGTGAACAGCATGAGCAGGAGCCACAAACAAAAACAACGCTAAAACTAAAGCTAAAAATCTCATAGTCTTCTCCTAATCAAAATTTCTTCGATTCCAAACTAACCAACCACCAATTCTAACACCACTATATACTATACCACGTCGATACCAAGGAACCCTTACAGTTGTATCCCCATTTTCTACTTCAACAGGAACTTCTTTCATTCCTTCTAAAAGAATTCTATCAGCAAATGCTCTATATATGATAGTGTTATCATCCAGTACACGATTTAAATATAACCAGTCGTGAATACAAGCTGCCCATTGAATATCCCCTGCCTTACTAACTATCCCTCTCAACCTATGAGGAATAGATGCCCCATCCCAAATAAAGCCTTGTCTAGCTGTAATTTTCCCTCCATCCCATCTTATCATAAAATTAGATAAAAGAAGATGTTTTTCTTTTCCTAGATAAAGAGTTCTTAACGGAAGCGGGTAGTGAAGATTAGAAAATTTCATTCTCTAGTTCCACATTTCTAACAATTGTTTCTTACACTTTTCAAATAACCATAATATAGTTCCACCGTCAGCGTAACTAGATCGAAAGAATTCTGACCCATCTTTTTTATACCCAACGAGTACAACCCCAGCTAAATCTTCTTCTAATGCCGCACTTAAAACCCTATCGGCTGAAATATCTAAAGTTGTTATACAATCTAATTCTACGACATTACCCATTTCTCCTATTCTCCTTTATTCGCTCTCTTACGGCCACGTTGGAGCCGCTCCACCAAGGAAAGCTCACCGGCCACTGTCATCTTATCATCAAACATGCCCTTGATGCGGGCGAGGCTATCTAAAGCTCCCTTTTCATCTCTTTCCTTGATTTTGAATTTCTTGATAATTTTAGCTTCTTTACCCCGGCCATCTTGATAGCTTTCAGTCATTAAACCACTGATAACCTTTAAATCTTCGGGAGTAGCATCAGCAAAATCCCAGTAAAGCATCCCATCTTCACTCACTCTCTTAAATTTAGCTAAGGATTCTGAAGCATTAGCGATACGCATAAGACGGGTGATAATCCAATCCGTGGTAAGCTCATGCTTTTTAGCGAGCTTTGCTTGGCGGCGGGCAATCTCTCCTTTTACGTCTTCACGGGTAAAGAAACGGGTTGTATCCGTCTTAGCCGTAACCTCAGCCCACCCAGCGCTAAGCATCGCTTCCTGTTTATTGAAACCATTCTCGAAATAGAAATCTATCGTTCTGATATATTTTTCACTAAGCGGTTTCTGTTTAAGGGTAGTCACAGCTTTTCTATCCTTTACCGCCGATATCTAACCTATATATTAGATATACAACTAAACAGGCTATCCCCATAGATGCAATACCTACGAGCCCCATAACCCCCCAGATATACCACTGAACAATCTCAAGAATTACCATATTGTCCCTCGTTATTTTGTGGGGGAGTTATTTCTTGGATGCGCTACTCCCCCTTTAGCGCCTGCCTGCGATCCAGGGTTGGGGAACCACCCGATCTGCCAGCAGATTAGAGTATAGAGGAACTTACTAGGTGTTGTCAATACTCCTTTTTCCTTAGAAGTCTAACTTTTTTTTCTATTTTTTATTTTAAAGCTTTTGAGGTTCTATGGGGTGGCAAAAGACATCGGCCCGGGGGTACCCCCGAAGTCTGTTTCCCTTAGATAGCATACGAATAGTCAACGCCAAGCGGTCCAAGCAATAGTTGGCACGATACTTGCATGGGCTAGCTAGTGGTAGCTAGTGGCATGATACTTGCATGGCATGATACTTGCATGGGGCATCACGTGAGACCTTGCCTATCAATAGATAGGTTGTCATGCAAATGTAATGTAAGAGGACTTGACAGCCTGGGCTAGCTAGGGCATGGTTCCCGCTCACTTATGGAGATAATCAAATGACCAAGACAGTCGAACAGGTTTTAGAGCGGGTAGACGCCAAACAGCGCAACCGCATATCTGGGTTTAAGGCAAGGGTCACATTCTTAGACCGGATGCTCGTGATAGCAACCCGCCAGCGCCGGCTCCACTCAATGAATGTCCTAAAAGCCAAGCTTGCTGATACTACTAAGGCCCTTAAGCGCGCCGAGTATCTTTACAAGCATACAGGGTGGCTCTAATGACTACCCCCTCACTTATGCAATCAAATAAAGGATTTAATTCCTAAACCAGTCGATCCTAGTCTACCTATCAGTAGATAGGCAAATTTAAAAGGTGATGATATGACCACCGATAAATACCTTACCCAGCACATTTTATGGCAGACCGTTAATCGCGGAACGCCGAAAGACGAATACCAGATTTATCTTGATTGCGCCGATGATGGTAATGGTGGCGACATAACACGGAGCGGCGCACCACTGAAAACATTCGATGAGTGGATGAACACCTAACCCCTCACTTATGGAGTTGAGAATATGATTACTAGAATTCACGTAAACCAACACGTTATCAAACGCAATGCCAAAACTGGCGAACGCAAGCCTTGCCTTACCATCAAGCGAGGAAAATCAAACATCTACGCTCATGAAGTAACAATCAACGGCCCATCTACCGTAATTTACCGACCCGATAAGCCGTTATCATGTGGTGCTAGATGTTGGATTGAAACTGAAAACGAAGTTACACCTATAAACACCTAACCAATAGGTGATAGTATGACCATGACCACAATTGCACCCATCATCAATGTGCTATATACTCAAATAACGGCACGCTATGGTGTATTGTAAATAAGGAACACATTGTCGTTGATATTGATTATGAAACCTCAACCTAACCAACAGGTGATGATATGACCACAAAAACAGTAATACACAACGACCACGAAATCTTAGAACAAGTCCTAAACTCATCGGGCGGCATAGAAGGTTACATCCGCAAGTTTACCAACACCGACACCGAAACATTCCCCTGGCAAGCCTTCCGGCTTTCCTACGCAACACGGCCTCCCACTGTCGGAGATTTTATCGGCTCAGGCAACAAAAAACAAGCAGTTGCCGCCGTTCTAGCCCAAACTAACCACTAACCAACAGGTGATGATATGAGAACCAAAATTACAGATAGCTACATCATACTTTGGTTATCAAGACGCGATACATATTCATGGGCGCATAAGTCTGGCGCTTGGTGGCCATGCTCGCAACTCGCCGATAAAAGCCTCAGAGCGGAGTTTGATAGCAATGGGCTAGTTGATATATCTGTCAACAATGGACGCAAAAAACAAGACATCGGCGGGCAAGAGTTTAACGCAATAACAAGTGATTTTCTCCGCACCAAACTACCTAAAAACCACGCCTTACATTTTATAACCGTAGGACAATTCGACTAAACACATTCAACTTTTAGAATAGGTGATGATATGACTATGTTTCAACACCGCCACTATGAAGCAATCGCCAAGATATTCAAGGACACCCAAGCGATTGGAGATGATGAACAACTAAAAACTTTAATCTATGAATTCATGGGTATGTTTAACCAAGACAACGAGCGCTTTAGCCTAAGCCGATTTTACAAAGCTTGTGGATTAAGTAAATGAAATACATCCCTATCACACTTGCCGGGCTCATATATGGCTACATATCCTGGGCCTTGATATCCTACGTTCAAATCTCGCTTGAAAGGGCAATACAATGAAAATATATTTAACCTCAAAAGAACTAAAAGAAATTATTAACTGTATAGACGCAGCCAAAAGAGAAGATTTAGCCTACGGAATGGTCCCTGCAAATGTTGAACAATGCGCAGTTAACAACAGAACTAAACTTTTAAACAAACTAAACAAAATATACGACACCATAAGAAAGGACTAACCAATGAAATCCTTCTATGAAGAGATGATACAGCGCCAGAACTTCGCTTGTAAGCTACCGTTGCTTACACCACCACAACGGGCGAACCAAATCAGTCGCCTATTCCACTACCACGCGCCCGAGATAACACGACGTTGCAGGGAACGCGCCAAAGCAGACTTATCCAATCCTTTCACCTTCAACATGGCCATGTCACACTATCGCAATGGCATCGCCACCAATCTAAATGACTACTCAAAAAATCGGAGGGTTTAATCATGACAGAAGAAAAATTACAAAATGAGTTAGAAGCACTTATAGACGCTACAGGCTTAGACAAAGTAACTGAAGCCTTAGCAGTTGTGTGTTACAAAAAAGCTGAACACTTACGCTGTACTTGGCAAGACAAACAATCAGCAACAACGTGGGAAAACTGGGGAAATACACTTAATGCCATTCAAATCTATGGCTAAACAATTTCAAACAACAGGAGAGTTTAATCATGGAACCCCTCTCAAAAGCTTTTAACGTGGCTGTGATAACCATAGCCAACAGACTGCACCCCACAGGCTATGACGTTGGCGACCCCGCCCCTAGCACCCTTCAAGAGCTTCAGGACCATATTAACACCACCGGGCGGATGCTGGTTTGGAATGGTGCCAGTAATAAAACCATTTATGCTTGTTCTGAAACCAACTGGGCTTTTCGCGCTTGGCACGATTGGTGCCACTATACCTATAATCTTAAGTTTGATAAAGAAGGCGAGCGCAAAGCTTGCGAAATCCAAAAAGATCACATTCGTCTAATATACGACCCCGGAACGCAAACCGATCTATTCTGTGATCTAATCGAATTCGAGATCATGGGCCAGTTTGAGTACAAGGAAGTTTTCGGAAACTTCCCCGAGGATCAAATGGCGTTAGCCTTTGCCCTTGGTATTGGCCAAGCCACCTCATCCTACCTCAACAAACGCCTTCGTTCCTTTGCCGAAGCTAAAAGGGAATTAACCCTATGACTTATCTTAGACGAAAATGGGATGCGGCTCAATTGAATGATGTTAGTGTCCTACATAGCGAGATACTCAAATCAATTGCACACCGCAAAATTAAAAGCCCACAGCTAACCACTACAAATATTTGGCCACCATCTGAAAAGAAAAAACCAGCACACCATAAGAAAGGCCAATGGTAAGTTTTGTTTAAAATAAAGTTCTGTGTAGCCGGGAGGGTTACTACATAACCCCCTCCCCGGATACTCACAACCAGAGAAACCCCCAACCCAATCTTCCCGGATACTCACCCGGATACTCAAAAAACATTGTTACATTTCAATGGCCCCCTCCGGATACTCACCCGGATACTCGTCCGGATACTCAAAAACCCGGATACTCAAACTCCCTGCAACCCGGATACTCACCCGGATACTCGCCCTTTATGACAGAGTACAATCATTCTATATATACCAATATTAACCATAAGTCACTACCCCAAAACAAGGTGTATCATTAGAATACAATACGTTAAGACACCCCCTATCGTTTGAAAACCGTAACGAACCCCTGTTTTGAGTATCCGGACCGTTGTAATCTAACAATATTTTATTTATGAAAATTAACTTCCTTGACGTGGCTAGCTATAACTGCTAGTCTGATTTTCAACACTGAAATAGGAGAATACCATGTTTGAAACGAGCAAAATTAAATATATATTACTACCTATTGATTGGCCTCAAAATTTAAAAGATATACCTCCTGGTCCCTTTGTTACTATAGCCAATTTAGATTTACTTTGTTTTAAAAGTGAGTACCACCATGATGATGGTCGAGTAATGGCATTCAATAGCGCAGGAGAATTCTTTTGCGGCGAGGGAGATTTACAAAAGGTTATACCAGTTCAAATAACTACTGATTAGCTAGTCCACCGTCATTAACGCACTAAAATAGGAAAATGAAATGACCAAAGCAACCTCAGCCTACCTCAACTGACCCCTGCGTAGTCTACCGCAAACCAGGAAGAAACAGACTATGACATATACACCAGAACCGTGGCTTAATGAGCTTCACGCCAGCGACCGAAAGGTTGGCAAGGGCGATTTTGCTTGGATTTGTGAGGTCCGAACACAAATTGGTGCTCTTATCGCCCATGTTTATGCCAATGATAAAAGCATATGCGAGGATCAAGCTCGCTTGATCGCCACCGCACCGGATTTGTTGATGATGCTGGAAGCACTAGTCGATGATGATGAGTGCCGCCTTGACCACTCCGGCTTTTGTCAGACTCACACAAACGAAATGGACGACGGACAATGCGCGATGGTAGTTGCCCGCGCCGCCATCAAAAAAGCTCTTAGCTAGTCCATCGCCATTGGCCATCTCTTTGGGATCGCTCAGCGTCAAAACATTTTCTTGACTTGGTGCTTTGGTTGGCCTTGATCTTGGGCAGCCAGTCCGTTGCAACAGTTTTGGCGGTGATACCGTCAACGGTTTTATAGGTGCCTACAGCTTCAGCTAAGCCAGCACCTGACCAGGACCGTTCTTTGTTGTTAGCTAAGATAGCCTGTATGGCATCATCTATGATTTGAAGCTGAGATTGATCGGATTTGGCTTTGTCTGGTTCCTTGATGGTGTACTTGGCCGCTACCAATGATTTTTGATCGGTACCAGTGATATTGATTTCACTCAATTTCAAAGCTAGCTTGTCTTTCCATATGGCAGCATCCTTTTGCTTGTGCATTTCCATATCAACTATGTAAGCCTTACCCCGGCGCTCCAAACCTAGCAGCACGTCTGCATCCGCGCCGAATACACTACTCCCCCTGGCCCGGTCCTTATCGCTATGGCCGGTATGGTGCAAGGCCAATACCGCACAATTCAATTCATAGCGTAGGGTATCAACTAAGTTTGTGAAGGTACTGGCGTTTTCCTGGGCATTTTCATTGGTGCCAGCCATTGCCCTCCCGACCGTATCTATAACCACTAGCTTGTAACCATCCGGGGATAATGTTTTAGCCCCTTCTATGAATGGCTCTAGATTTTCAGTTATGTTAGGCACAGGATCAGCTAAGACTATGCCCTGAGCCTTGTTACCGAACCAATGGACCTGTTCCCAGGCGTTGATCCTGGCTTTGATGCCGGGGCGTCCTTCACCGGCTGCGAATAGTACACTGCCGGAAGCTAAGATGGCTGTCCAAGTGGCCTTGTCTGGGAAGCCTGTGGTAATGCTCAAGGCGATGTCTAGGGCTATGAAGGTTTTGAAGGTACCAAAAGCGCCAAACATCATTGCATAGCCGTCCTGGGGCAAGAAATCTTCTATCAACCATTCCGGGGGCCGTATATGCTCCATACCGTCTCGGTCTACAAACCGGAAATGCCCGGCCTTGATTTCGACACCATCTGGTGTTGCTATGGTCACTGGTTTGAATAATTGCTTGGCTTTGGCTTGCTTGTAGCCTGGGGTCATGTTGCCTGGGGGTGAAGTGTTGTAGCTATAGCTGTTGAAAACTTTAGCTTCTAAGTGAGCCCATTCATCCGCATCCCAAGGCGGGTTACATCTTGGATTCCAATGTTCCCAAATCAATTCCATGGCCAAGGTTTCAGAGATACCAAAGGATTTCATCATGGCTGCGGTAGAATAGGCCATGTGGTCGCCGCCTTGGCCTTCTATAGCTACTTTGGCTTTGGTTTTGAGCCAATCTATAGCTAGGATTATATTCCCACCCAGGTCTTGATCTATGATCCAGTTGTCTCGGTCCTTCGACTTCTCCTTCGCCGAATTTGCCAGCCTAACCATGGTATCAGTTCTATAGGTGGCTTGACCTTCGCTGATCCATTCATACTGACCATCCAAGGTTGTACTGGGAGCCAAAAGGACATAGCTATGGAAGCTACGGACATCCACGTGCGCGGCGATTTTTGAAGCAGAAGGGGCAACAATCTCGTCGGCGTTGATACCATAGAATAAATGCTCGCCGCCACGTGGGGTTCTAGCTTTGAGTTGGGTATTAGGTAATCCATCTAATGCGATCTCCAATTCTTGTTTATCTGAACCTGGGTCCAAATCTAAAACCATCATGCCCGAGCGGCCTACATCAATGGCTACGTTAGCTTTGGAGTGGTCTTGCCACCATTTTTCAATTGTTTTTGTATCTATACTTGCGTCGTTAACACCATGTCTAGTAAAAGGAGTTTTATCTGCTTTACAGGGAAGTACATACCAGCCTCGACTTGCGTAATCGAGTGCTGCTTCTAGCAGTTTATTCATTGATTTTCCCACTTTTAGTTGTAGCCTGCTACTATACTGTATAATTATTTGAAATGTCAAGGGATAATTTTAGGCTTGACGGGAATGATTAATAGGTGGTAAAGATATAAATGAAAGGGGATTTACCATGGTAAAGTTTTTACTGAAAACAGACGTTCTAGAGTTAGAAGAAGAAATTTATTTTGGGTTAGAAAACTCTGGGGGGGTTATCCGCTTAGACTGTTATGATAGCTCTGGTAAAAAACTAAACACTTTAATCAGTGTTACGAAGGACGGGGCCTTGTATCGCTGGAGTTTATCACCGGAAGTTTGTAAATCTTTCCAGGTAGACAAGTACAACAGAATTGCTATTAAAAGGAGGGTAGGAGGTTGATATGGATGCTGTTGGCCCAGACGATAAAGTTATATGTGTAGATGCAACTTCTCATCTAAATGGTCGCGGCTCTTGGCGTGGGGAACAGCTTACGTTAGGAGCTATTTATACGGTTAGAACTGTTAACGCTGTAAGGGGCACTATAACAATATGGGAAATCACTAGAAAACAACATAATGGGCTTAAGTGGGGTTATAAGATATGTCGTTTCCGGCCTATCCGTGACAATAACACTGACATTACCATTTTTCGAGAAATCGTTGATCGGGAACTGCATCCTGATCCATTTATTCGACGGGTACCAAAGAAAGAATTGGTATGAACTTTGAAGACGTAGAAGTTGGAAATATTTTAATCGCAGACGGTAGCTCCCCTTGTTTGCCTGAAGGTATGGAAGTGATCGTTAGACGGAGTATCTTCTTTCATGTTGAAGGCCAGCCTTGGAAAATGCGTAGTCCTGTTAAATGTGTCTCTTGCTTGGGTGGTGATCACGAACTACTTGATGAAAACGGTAAACTTTTTGGATTTAGAAGGGGATTTAAACAATGACAACGGTTAGGCTAATCTGTGGCACATGCGCTCGGGTGGAGCGGTTCCCTGTGATAGTCTTTGATGTAAAGGCTTACAGAAAAAGACCCCCACAATGCCACAGCAAGCCTATGCTGATCGCGGGAGAGCCTAAGATTGATATTCATAACTTAATTAGTAAGGGTTCTTTAATCGATCCAGTCCAAAATGTTACTAAGCGAGTTTTTGGGGATGTATAACCGCAGAAAGGCGGTCCGCCATGAAACAGCTTTTGAAATCCTTCAGTCTATGGTTGGTGGTGTTTCTTGCGCTTGGGCTGTTTCTGGGCCAAGCTCGCTCTCAATCACCCCCGCTTTGTATGGAACGTATGTTACTGGTCAAACTATTAGCCAGTGATTTTGATGAGCATTTGGCCAAGGTTCATGTGGATGAAAAAACCAAGCTTCGCATTGAGTTCTTCAAGAATGAAAAATCGGGTACTTGGACCATTATCGCGGTCAGTGATAAAAACGTAGCTTGTGTCATTAGTTTTGGTGAGGATGAGCCTGCGAGACCTGATCCTATGAGCTATACTCTTTGATTTTGTTGTTAAAATTAAATTGTTGACAAGTTCCTAAGATTATGAAAGAATAACATATTGGTTGGTTGTGGTGCCCCCGCCTGACAATTGGCTTTGGTGTCTTTGTCAGGCGGGGGAATTTCAGAACTGGGGAATTCCAAATGAATTTATTTCTTTATAGTCAGCTATTTGCTTATCTAGCTGGGCTGTTTATGGGCGCCGGCTTAGGTGTCTCTTTGTATATTTATTTTTTAGAAAGGAAAGACAATGGCAGAATTTAATTTTGACGCTTCTATACCGGACCTTATCCAAGAGCTAAAAGCAATAGATTGTCCAGTCTCCCTTGAACATGCTTTAGTTCATATGGAGTGTGCCATGGAAGATTACCCATATGATCTCGACCAAATTGCTCACGATCTAGGGATCGCTTACAGTATCTTAAAAGTTTTAAACAGTTAAAGAGGAAAGACAATGGCAAAACATACTCATAAGAAACCTGTTAAGACGGCCAAGCCTGTGAAGAAGGCCCCAGCCAAAAAGAAGGTCAAGGCATTGGCGAAAGACATGGACAAGAAGGCTAAGGATATCGTTTCCTTGCGGGAGTTAGCTCCTGTAGCCAGAGACATCAATGTCCGCCTGGAGAAGGCTTCCCAAGCCGATGGTAAAGCTTTCGATCACCGGCTGGCTGCCGCGATCCAGTTGGAATTCGCCCGTGATATGTGCGAGAAGCGAAAGCTCAACTTCAAGAAATGGGCTGAAGTTAATGTTTCGCAATCATATGAAACCGTCAAGAAGCTGGTCCAGGTTGGCGCTGCCGATGATCCCAAGCTAGCCCTGGAAGATATGCGGCTCAAGAACAAAGCCGCCAACAGGGCTCTACGGGATCGGAAAGCTTCGGTATCACGTGATCCTTCCTCGGCACCCGCTACAGCTTCACCCTCCACCCCCTTTAACATGGCTAATGATGCGGTTGCTGCCTTGGATGATAAGACCCAGCTTTCTCTAATCGAAAGCCGGGCTGGTGATCTGGGTATGTCGGTTGTTTCTAAGGTCGATGCTAAAAAAATTCATGATATTAAGAAAACCCCGATAAAAGAAGTAACAGGTATTGAAGGCGTCAAGTTCTACTTCAACAATCTAAAGCCTTCTGATAAGATGGCTTTCCTTGCGTGGGCTGCTGCCGAAGTCGGCGTTAAGCTCGATAACCCTATGACTAACGGTGAAAGCAAGGAAGATTTAACTGCTATCCCTGCACATATGCGCCGAGGCAAGCGTAAGGCTGTGAAATCAGCTAATAGGTAGGATTTGAACATGAAAATTGAGCCAATTAATTTTATGTACGGTGGGATGTCGTTTGAGCTAGTTCCCGAAACTAATTTTGAAACAGCCTTACTTAATGAAGCTTTTAAATCGCAGAAAATGACAGTAAGCGGCGGCAAGTTCTTTATCGAAGTTTTTAAAGAGTCTAAGAAGTAAGACATCAACGGCTTCGTAGGCGGTGTCTTCCCTATTGGTCTACCTGGAGGATACCGTTCTCAAGGTCACAACTCGATTGAGCGAGTGTCAGGGCTGCGTGAAGGTGGAAGCCCTTCTTTAAAAAGGTTTAGCAATGGAAGGCGAAGCTGATTTTATTACTGAATGTGCTTTAGCACGGCGTAGGAGACTTGAACGATTTGAGCCACCAAAGCACGTTATTCCTGGTTTAAAGAAAAGCAAAAAGAAAAACCATGCAACTGGCCGACGAATTAGTTTAAACGCGAAACGACGCGCAGCGAAATCTAAAGGATCGAACAAATGAATGGAGAAATGAGATATGGCTGGATACCATTTTAAATTTAATATGATCCCTATAATTATCATTGTCGCCATCATGGCGTGGGTGGCGGTGACGATTTGGGGTTGTAACTAAAGGAGGCCACGGATGACAGTGAAGCAACTCATAGCGGCCCTGAAAATGGCTGACCCAAACCTAGAAGTATCTAGCCACGCCAACAATCACACCTATCATTCGGAACGGGACCGCAAGACGCATGGAGAAATGAAGGTGTTACTACGCAAGCATAACAATGATGATGAATATGTTGTCATCGGCAACGTGCGATAGCGAGGAATAAACGACCATGTTTGACATCCCCAGAATTACCAAAGGCGAGATTATTTGGGGTCTTGCGCTGGTTGCGTTGTTTTTAATGATGCTGGGATCGGCCCTAACGCTTTTTGTCCAGGTCATTGTCAAATGATCTTGGATGGACGAACCAGGACTGGGGCAGAGGGAGAAATCCTTGCCGCCATCAACGGGGCCGAAGATGGGAAATTTGGCACCACGATCTTCTGGATCACGGCCCACCGGAAGCGGGCAGCGGCGGCAACACGATTAATAGAGCGCGGTGTGATTGATGCAGATAACAGTCATGGATACCCGACAATCATATTCTCACTGCGAGAACGCCCAAAGCTCATCTACGGGCCTCAGTAATCAAAATTCGGTTAACCCTCGAAGAAATACTCTAGGAGATTGAAATGGCCAAAGCAACCTCAGCCTACCTAAATAGGGCCCTGCGCTCCCTCACCCAAACGGGTGCAGATGTTGGGTGCAAAGTCCCTCCGTCGTCCCAAGGGGACGGGGCGATGGCTACCATGAACGCCGCACAACGTCTGTGTGCCGTCACGTACGGGGAAGGGGTGTGCAGCCATCTGAAGGGTGTCGAAGCCGCTGAAAACGTCGGTGATACCCTGTTCCTGTTCCTAATCCGTGAGTTGGTCGAAGCCTCTGAAAACGTCGGTGATACCCTGTTCCTGTTCCTAATCCGTGAGTTGTCGGATAAGTATGGTGCCAAAATGGACTGGGAGGCCGCCCGGCAGAGCCTGGAAGGGGTCATAGCTGAGTGTACTGAGGTCCTCGTCAACATCAAGATCGAAATGGAGAAAACCCCATGACACATACACCACGCATCTATAACGAAAATCACGAGGAATATTCGTGTTCATTGTGTGATGGCGTCGGGGGCATCGAGGCACACCGCTCCCCCATAATTATCGGATCCCCCATAATTATCGGACCCGAAACCGAATACACCGAGGGGGGCGGAGTAGGGCCATGAGTTATGAACCTGTGACATACTGTGACATGTGCAACGAACCTTTTGACGTACACCGGGCACCCGATGATAGACTTTGCGACGAGTGCGCGGAAATCATTGAAGCCTTGGCCGAGAAGGAGTAGACACCATGACAGAATCGCGGCGGGACAAGCGATATGAAGCTTGAAATACCTGAAGAGGCTATCAACGACAGCCAACGCGAGGCCATCAAGCGCCTGATCGAGAGAACGAGACACGCCCATTTTACAAACATCCATCTGCGCATCAACGGCAAGGATGAGCACCATGAGGCGGATTGGGTGAAATACCTAAAGATCGTGGGCGATTGAGGGGGGCACAGATGAAAAAGCATATGACTGATTTTGATGTAGAAGCTTCCAGAGCCACCAAGCCTTATTTCTACTCTGCTCCTTATCCTGAAGATGGCGAATACGTTCCTTATGATTACCAGTTTGCAGGGGTCGAGTACCATCTTAAACGAAACAACGCACTCTTTGGTGACGCACCCGGTCTTGGCAAGACGGCTGAATGTATCCTGCTTGGAAACGCTATTGAAGCAAAAAACACCTTAGTTGTGTGCCCAGCCAGTCTAAGGCTTAACTGGGAGCGTGAGATTTGGCGCTGGTCTACTCAAACTAATGTTAACACTTACCCGATTTTAAAATCAAGTGATGGCGTTAGTTTAAAAGCTGACTACACCATCACTTCCTATGACATGCTTCGTAACTCGGCGATCCTTGAAGCTATCATGGATCAGATGTGGGATCACCTGATACTTGATGAGGCCCACGCTTTGAAAGACCCCAAGGGTAATAAACGAACTAAGGTGTTGTGCGCTCCTGATATGCTACCTTCTGTGGTAGGGCGTATTACCATGGCCAGTGGTACAATTCTTCCTAATCAACCTATCGAGTGTTACAACATGATCCGATTGCTAAATTGGGATGCTATTGATCAGATAAGCCTAACTGATTTTCGCAACTACTACTATGGCTTAGGCGGAGGTATGATCCGTAGCCCGGTCCTGGTAGACCGAGACGAGGATAACAACCCCATAGAACCACGAATGATTAGTAAACTCCATTGGTCTGATAAGGTTCGTAATGTACCTCGCAATTTGGATGATCTCCAATACCGGCTTCGGAAGCATGTTATGGTTCGCCGTCTCAAGGAACAAGTGCTACATGAGCTGCCCCCCAAACGCTGGCATGTTTTTCCCTTGGCTATTACCCCCGCTATGCGTAAGGCACTAAAGCATCCCGGCTGGAAACGAGCCGAGAAGATGTACGAAATGGACCTTGGTGCTTTTGACCGGAATGTGCCTGTGGATGGGGCTATTTCAACAGCTAGACGGTTACTGGGAGAAGCCAAGGCTCCGGCTGTGGTGGATTATATTAATGAGCTTATGTCCGAAGGTATCACTAAGCTTGTTGTGGCTGCTTGGCATCATTCGGTGTTGGATTACATGCGCGAAAAGCTAGCCCATCACGGCCTTGTTTATATGGATGGGAATACGACCACGGTTAAGAAGCAATACGCTGTTGATCAATTCCAGGGTAATGCCGACATTGGTATTATATTGGGGCAAATGGGGCCGCTTGGGATGGGTTGGAATTTCTCTGTTGCTCAGGATGTACTTAATGCTGAACCTGATTGGGTGGAAGGCCGTAACGAACAATTACTTGATCGTCCTCATAGGCCAGGGCAGCAGGGAGACTACGTTTTAGGTCATATGCCAGTAGTTCCTGGTACTATGGACGAAAGAATAGTTAGTAATGCTATCAGAAAAGGTATCGATATTTACGCAGCCTTGGATAAGCAGTAAAAGAAAGTACTTGACAGGGCTTTTTACTTGAGTTATGCTATCAATCGAAAGGGGAAATTCACATGAATGTAAATGCTATTAGTATAAAACAAGGTCTTCACAAAACTGGCTTTAATATCGGTATTAATCTTTTTTTCGGGCACAGTGAAATTCAAAACGGAATGACAGATGAAGTTACTGAGCTAGTGCTTGAGACATTTTCTACTGCATTGCAACACGCACTTGATTTTCAGGGGAAATAATTATGAAAATTGGATACTTTTTTGATATCGAAACAGATGAAGATGCACAGCGTCTTGCTGATTTTGTAGCGACATTTCGTGCGCCTACGGGGGCTTTAATACCGGAAGAGGTTAAAGCGTTTATTATTGCGGAGGAAACAGAGGATGAGCCCAAGAAGCCTACTAGACGCCGTAATCGACTTGCTGAGGAAACGAAGCCAGAGGCTAGTGAAAGCTCAGACGAAGAAACTGGTACTGGGGCCGAAAAACCTCACCGCCGCAAACGTAGCAGCAAGGGTAAAGGCGGGGAAGATACCGTTTCATCCTCTCCTAGACGCCGTAGCAGAACAGCTAAAGAAACTGATAAAATAAGTGATGCTGATCTATCTAAGGCGGCTAGTGAAGGCGCTGCCGCTCTTACCCCCAAGGTAGTTATGAAACTTCTTGAAGATACCTTTGATGTGAGTGACGTCAAGAAGCTAGACGGTGATCAGCGTAGGCATTTCGTTGACTTGATCCATGAAATGATTGAAGCTAATGAGTAGCTGTGAGGATTGCAAGTTTTGTCTGTTTGAAGATTATGGGTACTCCAACTATACAACAGAAGGAACTGAATTTATTTGCTTAAAAAAACTTCACCCTGACGGTTCTTTCGATAGATTCTACGGCGAGGATAAGCGATTAAATTTTGCTAGTAAATGTTCTAGCTTTACGGAGGGACAGCCGGTGGAGGTAGATTGTGATCGTGAAGATTTGAAAAACTATAATGATTCTTTATCAAGCGTATACACTGCTGATCCTGAAATAAAAGCATTATTAGATCAATATGAAGAGAGAGAGAGAAGGTAAACATGAACAACCTCCCCCAGCATAGCCCTCTTGGCGGTAGCGGAGCCTATCGATGGATACCCTGCCCTGGTTCTGTTACCCTAAGCCATGGTGTCGAAGAGGATGAAAGCGAATACGCAGCTTTAGGTACTACAGCGCACATAGTCGGAGAACATTGTCTAAAAAAAGATTTAGATGCTTGGGAATGGATTGGGGGGCTAATTGATAACTATAGTGATACTCCTGATATCCGTGTTAATAAGGAAATGGCTGATGCGGTCCAGGTTTACCTTAACGGTGTAAGATCAGCTCACCCTAACAGGAACCAAAGCAATTTCTTTATTGAGAAACGGTTTCATCGCCCAGACTTGCATAAATATTTCTATGGTCAATCGGATGTTGCCTATGTAGATATGGAAGCTCGACAGCTTGATATTTGGGACTTAAAGTATGGGGTTGGTATCATTGTTGAAGTCGCTCGCAACCCTCAAGGCATGTACTACGCTTGCGGCATTCTGGAAGAACTAGACCTTTGGGATGATATTGATAAGGTAGTGATCCACATTGCTCAACCTAGAGGCTTTCACTTCGATGGGCCACTTAGGGAATGGGAAATTAGCGTTGATGATCTGGCTGAATGGCTACATGATACTTTACTCCCCGCCATGGACAAGGCTTTAGTATCATGTGATACTCAGAGTGGCGAGCACTGCCGGTTCTGTCCTGCCCGTGGCCGGGCTTGCCCACAAATTCTCAAAGACTTTGATGAGTTGGAAATTATGATAAATGAAATCGATGAAAAAGGTTCTGCTGCTAAGCTGACTAATGCCCAGGTTGGGCGTTTCATGGACCTATTGGATGTGGCCAAGATCGTGGGCGCAGCAGCTACCAAGACTGCATTCGCTAGGCTTAGTGCGGGTAAGAAGATACCCGGCAGGAAGCTGATCAAGGCCCGATCCAATCGGGAATTCAAACCCGACACTGAAGACGCAGCTAAGGCAAAGTTTGGTAATCGAGCTTACACCGAGATCAAGCTTAAGTCTCCAGCTCAAATTGATGAGATGCCCGAGGGTAAAACCTTTACGGCAAGATATGCTTTCAAACCTGATAAGGGTCTTACGGTGGGTAAGGCATCCAGTACCCGGCCTGCTGTTGATACTAGTAACAAATCCCTGTTTAAACCCCAGAAAGGAAAGAAGTAAATGGCTGAAGAGAAAACGAAGATTGCGCTCCCTGAAGGGCGTCTGATTAATGAAAGTTTGTTTGTCAAGGATCAGTTTGACGAAAAAGCTACCCCCCGATATAATGTTGAAGTTGCTATCGATGATGAAGCTGGTATCGAAGCACTGAAGGACATTCTGTTTGATTACGCTATCGAAAAATGGGGTAATGAAGTCGAAGACGATTTCAACAATGGGAATATTATCCTACCTTTGTTAGACGGAGATCGGCTAGCCAAGCGCCGGGAAGAGAAAGGTAAGGAAGGAGATGCTTACAAAGGTTGTACTGTTATTCGTGCCCACACATTCTTCAATCGCAACGGTGACGATGATGCCGGTGGAGCCGAAGTTTATGATGAACAGGTGGAGTTGGTGGAGCCCGTTAACAAATCAGTGGTATATCCTGGATGTTATGGTATCGTAGGCGTAACCATCGACAACTACGAAGACAGCAGAACAGGCAACCACGCTATCATGTTCTACCTAGCCGCCTTTCAAAAGACCCGAGACGGTGAACGGCTGGTGACAGTTTCAGATAGCAGTAGCTTGTTCAAGCCTGTAGGCAAAGCGGCTGGAGGTCGTAAAACCCGCACCCGAAAAGCAAAAGAATAGATGCGGGGCCGATGGATGGGGGTGTGGTGGTGGCTACGTTCTACACCCCCATTTCATTACCTGAGGATTTGCTATGATACTCGGTGAATATCCTTGCTGTGGAGAACCTTTAATGCTTTCTATGCCAGATGAAACTCCAGTTTTTGCGTCAGAAAACTGCCCAAATTGTGGTAAGGTAGTTTGGCATAGGTTTAGCCGTGTTAGCCCAGAAAGTTGGACTGAACTTGAGTTTTTAAAAATCTATAAAATCAACCACAAAGCTAAATCTATCCATATTCGATAGCGGAATTAACATGATAGAGCTATTTCTTGCAACAGCATTATTATTCAGTAGCCCGGATGGGTATAAATATCCTCCTGAATGCCTACGCGATCTTACAGAATTAACGGCTCACATCGAAGTTATTAAAGTTAGTTCGTCATATCTAGCAGAAATTCAAGAACGTTATAAAATTAAGCTGGGGGAAACCCTATGGGGGGCCACATTTTGGCTAGGGGAGCAAGAGCCACCATATATTATCATCAACCGGCACCTGTCAAAAGACATGTATGAGAGGGTGTTGCATCACGAGAGATGCCACATAGTAGTAGGGGGGCATTGGCACCCAAAATGACTGTTACAATAGATTTTGAAACTAAATCATTTGCAGATTTAACTAAAGTTGGGGCTTGGGCGTATTCCGAGCACCCCACGACTGAAGTTATCTGTGCTTGTTGGGCTATTGATAACGAGCCGGTACAGGAGTGGTGGCCAGTGAAAGGCTCTTGGTATTTTATACCCAGTGATTTAGAGAGCGCTTTACAAGATGGCTATCTTATTGAAGCTCATAATGTTTCATTTGAAAAGTCAATTTGGCATAACATTATGTCGAAGCGCTATAATTGGCCTATCCCAAAAGATGAACAATGGCGTGATACTATGGCTGTCGCTTGTTACTACGCCATGCCCGCTGCCTTAGATCGATTGGCGCGGGCGCTAGGGTTCCCAGGCAAAGACCCAGAAGGTGGTAGGCTGATCACTAAATATTCCAAGCTTTATCTGAAGACTGCCAAGACTGAGATACCGCCTGAAGATTTCCGTAAATTTGTCGATTATTGCAAGTGGGATGTTCAGCTAGAACAAGCAGTCAGCGATGAGTTAGGTGATCTTCCTGATAAAGAGTTAGAGATATTTTTGCTTGACCAAAAGATTAACATGCGTGGGCTTTATCTGGATCAAGAAGGAATAGATGCGGCCACCAAGATCGTAGAGCAGCGCAGCAAGGAATTGACAAAAGAATTTCGTAAGCTTACCAACCTCAACCCTACCCAAACCGCTAAGCTAATGGATTGGTTCCGAGGTGAAGGGGTTGAGCTGGAGAACATGCAAGCTGATTATTTGAAGGAACTGCTAGAAGAAGGAGACTTACCCAGTGGCCCTGTTAGAACTGCACTTCAAATCCGACTATGGATCAACAAAGCTTCAACTAAAAAACTCGATGCCATGTCCCGTCAGCGTGGAATGGACGGGCGTGCCCGGTTTCAGACGCGTTATCATGGAGCCGGGACAGGAAGAAACACTGGTTCTGGGTTTCAGCCCCTCAATCTCACTCGCGGCTTTGAGGATACAGCCCCAGAACAACTTGTCAGAGATATCATGTATGGTGACGCTGAGTGGCTCGATTGCGCCTACGGAGACGCCATGGATGCGATTTCTAAGGCGTCTCGGCACTGGATCATGGCAGAAGAAGGCAACAAAATTATCTCGGGTGATTTCGTTTCGGTTGAGGCTGTTATTCTCGCGTGTATTGCGGGTGAAGAATGGAAAGTGGACGCTTTCAGGAAAGGTGTAAAAATTTATGAATTCATGGCTGATAAAATTTACGGCTTACCTCCTGGCACCGTTACTAAAGCCACGCATCCGACAGAAAGACAGGACGGGAAAACCGGGGAATTGGCATTTGGTTATCAGGGTGCGCTTGGTGCATGGCTTAAGTTTGATAATAGTGGAAGGCATAGCGACGAAAGAATTATCAAAATCTGTAAATCCTGGCGTGGAGAACATCCAGCTATTGTAAACCTATGGCAAGCCCTGCAAGAAGATGCTATTGAAGCCGTCCAAAATCCAGGTATCATAACATCTTATAACGGCATTCGATTTACGATGGTGGATGAATGGCTTGCTATGGAATTGCCAAACAGCAAGCGTATCTGGTACCGTGATCCGCAAGTGAAGCTGTCCATGCCCCACTGGCATAAACCTTCCGTTAACCAAGACTGCGAAAATGGCACCTGCAACTGTAAGCCAGTGAATAAGCTTACCTACATGGCCAATAAAGAGGGGCAGTGGAAGCGGGTTGGTACTTACGGGGGGAAACTAACGGAAAACGCAGTGCAAGCCACCAGCAGAGAGATACTAGCCCCGGCTGTAAAACGAGCTGAAGACGCTGGGTATCACGTGATCCTCACTGTTTATGATGAAATCGTTTGCGAAGTGCCTGCGGGCTTTGGCAGTGAAAAAGAATTTGCTGAGATTATGAATGAATGTCCTGGTGATTGGGCCAAAGATTGGCCTATTAAAGTTGAAACCTGGACTGGAAAGAGGTATAGGAAATGACACATCATTATGAAGTACATCATGTTTCAGATAAAGAGTATGAAAATCATAGTATTGGGGAACGGTTCAAGGGGGGTACTGTTATCAATGGTATCTCAGGCGTTAATGACGAAGCTTTGCTAGTGACGGTAGTTTCAATAGATGCTTATCCTGAATGGGATTCAAACGGTATTGACTTCATTTCCCGGCCACAGGAAAGTTAAGTTATGAAAATAATTTCAGCTTTAGTATTGTTGTTAATGTTAGCTGCATGTGATAATTCTCCTTCTTTACTCGACCGTGGAAAATATAATGTGCTTCTAACTTGTCGAGTTAATGCGTCTATACTAGATGAAGATACAAGAACTAGGTGTCTTAAGCTACAGACTGAGTTTGATAAGGCAAAGGTAGAATACACTAAAAAACGATTAAGCAAATATGGGCAATAATAATGGTGAATAGCAACCAAAAAGGTAAGCGAGGTGAGCGTGAAGTCGCTGCTTTGCTTCGTGAGTATGGCTTTGAAGCCCGACGTGGCCAGCAGTTCGCAGGCGGGGGGGACAGTCCTGATATAGTGCATAACATCCCCGGCTACCATATCGAAGTCAAATACACTGAGAAATTCCAACTATGGCCAGCGATGGATCAAGCGAACCACGATAAGAAATGGAAACCCGATGTTCCTTTGGTGTTTCATCGTAAGAGCCGTAGACCGTGGGTGGTTGTTATACCAGCTAAAGATTTCCTAAAAATAATGCGGGAGCTAGAAGATGGCAAACACTAGATTTGTGGTTAGATGTGGAGATCACCCTTTATATAGAGCAATTTTTAGGCCAAGAGCAGACTGTGAAACGTGTGGCGTACTTTGGAATATGGTTAACAATCCTGAGTTTCCTGTGTGCGAGGTTGATTTGATAACCGACCAATATAACCAAGCAGACTTAGAAGAAAGAAACGAAAATGATAGTCGAAACCGGCACCTATAGTATTGTACAAAAACAAAAGCTAAGCTTGCCAGCTAAGGGGCAAGTGCATTACTATATCCTAACATCTGCTCAGAACAATACCTACGTTCATGACCAACTCTGGAAAAATATCCTGGCTTTTGCTGATTACCTGAATGCCAGGGTAATGGCGGCCACCTTCACCTACAACAAGATGACCAACCCCGTTAGCACGAAGCGTAAGACTTCCCAAGAAAGCGATAAGCAACCGGAGTGGTGGGACAGGCGACTAGAACCTTATATCTGTGATGATAGTATCATCCTTGCCCCCGGTCTTGTGTGGTGCGGTGAGCTTCAAATCCTGCCTACTGCTGTCAACCCACTCTCGGGAATGGAAAGCTACACTGGCCGGGCATCCTCTATCATCCCTCATAGTAAATTTGCTACAGTTTCAGTAGCTTCACCTAAGAGCGCTGGTACCAAGTTTCTCTACACCACTGGTACGGTAACGCTTCGCAACTACATTCAAAAGAAAGCTGGGCAAAAGGCTGAGTTTCACCATGGCTATGGCGCGGTCTTAGTGGAGGTAGACAGTGACGGCACTTGGTTCGTGCGTCCGCTCAAGGCGGGCAGTGACGGCACCTTCTATGACTTCGATACTCGGGTCAAGAATGGACAAATTACTTCTGGCCACCGCCCTGAAGCTATCATTTGGGGGGATATACATGAGCGTCAGCTTGATGATGACACGGAAAAGCTAGCTTGGGGCAAGAGGGGTATCTTAGATCAGTTAGAGCCTAAGCGTCAAATATTCCACGACCTTATAGACTTCCGAGCCCAAAACCACCATGATCGTGATGATCCTTGGAAAATGTTTGAGAAGTCTTCAGAAAAAAAGCTAAGCATTTATGAGGAAATAGGTGAAGCTCATATGTTTCTCTATAAGGCGCACCGGCAATGGTGCGAAAGTGTTGTTGTATGCAGCAACCATGATATGGCTTTCGTGCGCTGGCTGAAAGAAACTGATTTTCGATCTGATCCTTTGAATGCTAGGCTATACCTCAAAGCCAACCTTGCCGTTTACGAGGCCATCGCCAAAGGCCAGGACATACCTTATCCGGTGGAGTGGGCATTTCAACAGCTAGGTACCCCTAATACAATCAAGTTCCTGCGCCGGGATGAATCCTACATAGTTTGCCCTGATGCTAATGGAGGCGTTGAGCTAGGGATGCACGGTGATATAGGATTGAACGGATCACGATCCCCTAACCTCAGAGCCTTTGCCAAGACCGGCCGTAAGTGTGTCGTAGCCCATGGCCACTCAGCAGGAGAAGATGAAGGTGCTACCCGTGTGGGGGTGATGGGTAAGCTTGACCAGGGCTACAACGAAGGTATGTCTTCCTGGTCACACACCAACTGCTTGATATACCCTAACGGTAAGAGAGCTTTGTTCACGATCTATAATGGTAAATGGAGGGCTTAATGGATAAGATTATATACCTCATAGGATCACTTCGTAATCCAAAGATTCCTGAAATCGGTAAGATACTTCGAGATGAAACCGGTTATGAAGTATTTGATGACTGGTTTGCTGGTGGCCCAGACGCAGATGATGCTTGGAAACGATATGAAGAAACCCGAGGCCATAATTACGATGAGGCTTTACAGGGGTTTGCTGCTAATCATATATTTGAGTATGATTATTATCATCTTAACCGTGCTAGTATGGGCATCCTTGTACTACCCGCTGGTAAGTCTGGTCATCTTGAGTTAGGTTATCTCATAGGTCAAGGGAAGCCTGGGTGTATCCTGCTTGACGATGTTGACCGTTGGGATGTGATGTACCGGCTTGCTAACAGTGTATATTCTGATCTACCGTCTTTAGTAGAAAGGATACTGAACTATGGCTAATATCTACTTAGCGTCTAGTTGGCGCAACGAGGAACAACCTTATTATGTGGCCGCACTCCGAAAAGATGGTCATGAAGTCTATGACTTCAGGGTACAAAACGCAGCATTCAATTGGAAAGAGATCGATCTTGATTATCTTCATTGGTCCGCTGATGAATATGTTAAAGCTCTTACTCACCCACTAGCTAAGATTGGGTTTGAGAATGATTTCACTGCTATGGAACGATCTGATACAGGGGTGTTGTTGCTACCTTGTGGCAGGTCCGCTCACCTAGAGCTAGGCTGGATGGTAGGCCAAGGCAAGTGCACTATCATCGTCACCAGGGATGGCGAGGAACCTGAGCTAATGGCCAAGATGGCTGATCATGTTGTTGTAGGAATGTTTGAACTTTTGAAGGTGTTGAATGAGGATTAAAAAAATGACAATGCAATCTATTTATAATTTTATTCAAGAATATTGGTGGTGGATTATAACTCCAATAGCTATAAGTATGCTAGGGTGCGGATGGTTATGGATAAAATTATCTTTCGATATTGAAAATGCTTTTCACGAAAATTATGAAATATCTGGATATACTGATGGAGTATTTGGAAGAAACGCCATATATAAAATAAAGGATGATAAAAAACTATGAATAGTCAAACAAGATGGGATTTAGATTATTTAGCGCTAGCTAAGTTTTGGGCCGAGAGAAAATCCAAAGACCCTAGCACTCAGGTTGGGGCGGTGTTGGTAAGCCCCGACAATACACAAGTAATCTTAGCCTACAATGGGTTTCCTCAAGGTATGGATGATAACCCTGTACTATATAACAACAGAAATGTAAAGCTAAGCCGAACTATTCACGCGGAATTGAATGCAATTATATTGTCACGAAGAGACCTTAGAAATTACACAATATATACATGGCCATTTCCTCCTTGCGATAAATGTGCTTTGCATGTAATCCAGGCTGGAATTAAACGAGTGGTTGCGCTGAGGCCAACCCTTGAGCAAAAGAAACGATGGGGAGCACAGTTTGAAATAGCTTATATTTCCTTCCGAGAAGCTGATGTGGTTATAAAACTCTATAGAGGGGATGAATTATGAAACGAACATTTGATACTGGAGCTACCAGAGATACAGAAGAAGGAAAGCTGGACTATGAAGGAGCTTTATCCCCGTTAGTATTACAACGATATGTTCAATATCTTCATAAGCATCGTAAGATGGCTGACGGGTCAATACGGGATAGTGATAACTGGCAGAAAGGGGTGCCTCTTGATTCTTACATGAAGTCAGCTTGGAGGCATTTTATGGATGTATGGGCTATTCATCGCCAAAGGCCAGAAGCTGAAGTTGCCTTTCAAGATGCTTTATGCGGTTTGCTGTTTAATGTCATGGGGTATTTACATGAGGTACTAAAAAGCACAGATTTATCTCAAGATAAGAGCTACAATTTTATAATCGCACTAAAAGAAGTAGATGCAAATCTCAAAGTACAAGATAAGTATTTTAAGGAGAGGATGGAGCCAGAAGACGAACCGCCCCTGCCAGGGCTAGAGCCCCAAGATAAGCTAAAAACCTAAAATAGCTTACCAAACACACCTAATATATTATCCAAGAACCCAGGCTGTGATAAGATACCCACGGGGAGGGCGATGCCTGATGCTTTAAGAAGCATAGGCCCATACTGCTTTACCAAGGACATGATAGCAGTTTTAGAACTGGTACCCCCTCCCCAGATATCGTTATAAGCCGCAAGACCAAGTTCATACTCAGTGCGTAACTGATTTAAAGCAGCAGTAGCAGCTTCCTTAGCTGGGCCTGCGCTTTTGATTACATCTAAAAATTCACTCATTTCTTTCTCCATTTTCGGATTCGTTTTTGAACAGTTTTCGTTTCCCAAATTCTAATCAGCCCCCAAATCAAGGAAGCACCTGCTGCTAAATTCGGCAGCATATTCATAAACGTGGCCACGATACAGGATATACTTGCTATGTCACAAGTAGCTTTTACTATCTGTTCTACGTCTTTGATCATCTGCTAGCCTGACACCAAATATAATCTACCAATAAAGTACGCGCAGAGCCCGTGCGTTGACAAACAAAGATAACAGGAGTAAGGGGTGTAGTAGCTGTAACCGCACTAAATGTAGCAGTTCCTATGGCTATTCCGTTTATAAACCCTCTAACCGCCCCAGACAGGCCGACTTCAACCCTGATTGTAGCCCAAGTGTCGTTAACTGGAGCAGAGCCGGAATGAGTGGCGGCAGTATCCGTATTTGCTTTCACTCCCCCATGAAACCATTGATCAGTAGTACCGTCTGTGTCAAAACCAACCCCGCACGCATTGACAGCATCACTGTCGATAGTATCAGCACCAACAGTCTTAAAGATAGGCAACTCAACTGTCGTACTCTCCACATCTGTAAAGCCGACAAAGATGGCAACGCTTGTGATATCGTCCACCTGTATACGAGCTTCTAAAGTTAACCCGCCTTGGTCAGCCCGCCAATTCAAAGCAGCGCTACTGATGCCTGAAGCACCGTTAGCGTGGGTAGCGCCTTCATCTGCGCTTGACGTAAGCAGACTATACCTACCTCCAGCCCCCGCTGACATGGCCACAGCGTTACCAGAGCCCCCACCTGCTGTCGCATTCCACAGGTTTCCGTCTAGCGTGTCTCCATGAAAATCTGTTTGAAGAGTGGTCTTTAAAGTAAAGTCTACAGATGACCTACGATACACGGCTATGTCTGCATTATCAGAAATAAAACGCCAGTCTCCCGTAGCGTACTCAAGAAGCATAAGTTCATAACCAACGAACGTAGAGATATCTTCTGCACCGGGCAACACCATATCAGAAGCATTATGTGTAATAGTAGTAGCTGCGTTAAAATGTAAGATAATGACAGTGCCTACGCCAATGGTTGTAATCGTAGCTATAGGGGTAGAGCCATCGATATCGAATATATTACCAGCACCAAGTGTCATCGCTCCCGCAGCAGTTACATCACTACCCTTAAACCAGACTTGGCTTTCGGTGTAGACGTTTTCTGTAGCTAAGCGAGGAACAGTAGTAGGTAGAAAGTGGGCATGATCATCCCGTGAATAGGCCGCGTTAGACCCAGCAGCACCCGCTGAAAGGTTTACGTCCGCTGGGGTACTATCAGAAGCAGAACCTGTGGTGGTGGAAGCAACAGACAGCGCAAAAGCTGTTTCAGCAGCATTTAATACCAAGCTTTTAGTACCATCCCCACTGATAGGTGTAGCAATTTCTGTTACTAAAGCTGAAGCTACGTCCGTGGAAGACACTGGAAGTTTCAGACAGCGATCCACTTGCTCCTGAAGCAAAAGCATAATCCGGGTAAACTTGTCATACTGAGTTTCCTGGACCGCAGGATCATATTTACCAGGGCTAAGATCAGTAAGGTTTTCAATCGTAGGCTTATGCCGGATACTGATCCGTACTGTATTAGGTATAAGAGTACCCCCCGAGGCTGGGTAGTCGATAGAGCCGGTGTCAGGATAACCATTGGCCGCAATACTGATGCTATAGGTAGTCGAGCTGGAGCCCTGAGAGATTTCTGTCTCAACCCCTGTAGCAATCACAGTCGTTATAACTTCAAGCTCATCGTTAGCGTAGATGACTATAGGAGAAAACGAGAAAGTTCTCGTTGCTCCATCGCCAACAGCAGATACTTTTTTAACTTGTGTATTAACAGTCATTTTCTATTCCAATGTAGGTATCACATGATACCACTAGTTTAGTTCAGACGCAACAGGTAAACCAATATTTTCGCCCTTTCGTGCGAATGGCTTAGAAGGTTTTCCTTTAGATAGCCTTACTGAAGAGCCACGTGTTACAAGTTCGCCAATAGCAATCCAAGTCGCAGCAGAGATTGGCTTATTACCTAATTCGATAGTTTTCTTTAGAAGCGCAAACCCTTTAGGAGAAGATAAAATCCCAGCTACCATCTCAGGCATAGACGCACCTAATAGTCCACCAACAGCAGCTCCTGGTCCCCCAGCAACACCAAAGCCAAATACAGCACCAACTAATGTACGCCCAGTCTTGGCACCAATTCCCCGTACAACAATTGAACCTGGGCCAGCGGCACTACCAGTTCCAGCGATCTTATTTAACTCAAGTAGTCTTTTTTTAATACCTGGTAAATGATCTTTTAAAGCGTCAGTAAAATTTTTATCGAATGCTTTAGC